GCCACCGGCAGGCAGAGCCTCGCGGGTCGGACATTCTCGTTCGACGCCACGGGTCGAGTGTCGAGCGTGCGGCCCAGCCTGCAGATCGTCGCCCCGAGCGAGGCGGTCCAGTGGGCCTCCGTACGCCAGCAGGCGAACGTGATGCGCGCGAAGCAGGGTGGCGCGATGAGCACTGACGACTTCAACCAGGCGCTGTACGCGGCGGCGCTGGACTTGAGCCGCGGCACCTCCCTGAGCAAGACAGCCTTCGTGAACGCCTTCGGTGAAGGCACGGAAGAGGGTCTCCAGGCGATCCTAGAGCCGCTCAGCCACGGCTGGAACCCGAAGCTCGAGGACGTCTTCGAGAGCTACCTGTACGGCGCTGCCGCGGGCGCGGGCATGAGCATCGGTGCCAGGGCGAACCGACTGAGCCAGGACCAGAAGGACTACTACCGAGCGAACCTGGCCGCCGGCCAGCAGGGGCTCCCCCAGTACTCGAAGGAAGACTGGGCGGCGCTGAGCCAGGAGCAGAAGGCCCAGGCCCGGGCCCTGCCGCCGATCGTGGAGCGGGACCTGGCGAAGAGTGCGGAGCGCGTGGCGGAGAGCCTGAAGCACGAGGCTGTCTCGTTCCAGGCGGGCATCGACAGGCTCGTGGACGCACAGATTGCGACTCGCGACGCAGAGCTGGTGAACCTGAACCCGGCCCTGGAGGGTACGTACCGCATCAGCCAGGTACAGAGCGTGGAGACGCCGAACCACGTCGTGCAGACGAGCCTCAACACCACACTCGAGCTGCTGCGGGCGAACGAGGACGGCCTGCGGCTGCGGCTAGAGGACCCCACGACCACGGATCCTGCGGAGCGCGCGGAGCTCGAGCGGGTCCTGCAGGCGCACGCCGCCCTGAACGCGCAGCTCGCGCCGCTGCTCCGACAGGTTGAACAGACGAACTCGCGCGACGAGCTCAACTGGGTCGTTGCGCAGATCAACGGACTGCTGCAGGACGCGTGGAACAGTACCCAGGCACAGGGCGGTGCGATGGCGAAGGCCGTCGGCGTGGTCTTGAGCCGTAGCCCGAACAACTCTGACGGCTCGTTCCAGATGCTCCTCCCGCAGGTGCTGCCGGAGGCGACCGAGCTCAACCAGAACGGCCTGCTCCAGGTGAGCCAGGCGATCCTCAAGGCAATCGACGGCGACTACGACGGCGACACGATGAAGCAGCACGCGGCGATGCGGCCGGTGCAGTTCCGGCACGACGTCGCGAGCGATGCCCTGTGGAGGAGCCTCCGCCTGGGGCAGAACTTCCTGTCGACAGCGGACGGCACCCCGAAGATCGGTGTCCGCGAGTACGAGGCCACCGAGCTCTTGGCCCTCGCGCAGGACCTGTCGTTCGGTACTCAGGCAGAGGTCGACAACGCGAAGGTCTTCGTGTCTGAGATCAGCACCTGGCTGGGGATCGTCTTCGCCCGGGTGCCGAACATCTCCCAGCTGACTGAAGACTTTGTCAAGGAGATCACCGCCGGTAACGCAGAGGCGAAGGAGTACCTGCTGCGCCGGCTGGCGACTGAGCACGCCGACGCGGTGCTCGAGGTCGCACAGTCCGGCGCCCCCGGCTACCTGCCCGCGATGAGCAACCCCTACCTCGCGGTCGACCAGAAGCTAAACGTCCTGCTCCAGTCCTACCAGGAGTCCACGGCGGCCGCCCGCACCGGCGACACCGTGAACCTGTACAGCAACCCGGAGCCCCTGCTGCCGGGCACCCCGGTCGCGGAGCGGGCCGCGCGCACTGCCGCGACCCTCGGGGCGACGATGCACCAGGCGGTCGTGGGGACCGACCCGTTCCGCGCCCCGCAGCACCTCCACTACTCTGCGCTGCGCTCGCCGGTGGAGGCCGCGGGCCACGCTAAGCCAACCGAGCTCGACAGCCTGGCGCTGCTGTACGAGCGGATCAACGCCGGTATGCGGACCCCCGCGAACGAAGAGATCTTCACCCACGACGAGGTCGGGCAGCGCGCGATGCGGGCCCTGGTGGAGTACACTCGGGACTTCGTGGTGGATCCGCGGACGACCCTCCTGACCGCTGGCGCAGTTGCGGGGCTGCAGGTCCCGAACTACGAGCGCGACGACGCAGCCGGGTTTCGCGCGGCGAGCGGCTCACTCAGCATGGCGCAGTTCATCCTGCGGAGCGTCGCAGACCAGGTCGAGGCTGAGCACCGCGCTGACGGTACCTGGGAAGAGGACGCGAACCTGCAGAGCGAGGTCCGCGCGCTGCGGGCCGCGAGCCCGGGTGATGCGTGGTTCCGGATCCTGGGCGACGTGCGCGTCTACGCCCTGACCGACCACGCGACCAACGCGTTCGCCGCAAACCTGACGGCCAACCAGGTCCGCGCCGACTACCTGAACAAGACGCCGCTGGCCCGCGCCGACTACCGCGAGCGCGTCAAGATGGACGTCCGGTACTCGAAGGGCAAGAAGCACGACCTCCCCTACCCGATGGAGGCCCTGGAGGCTGGCGAGGCAAACGGCTACTCGATCTTCGCCGACGCCCTGTTCGAGAGCGCTGACAACGAGCTGAGCTTCGACCGCTCGTCCGGCGTCGCTCGCGGCCGCCTGGCCGACCGCGACGCCCAGATGCAGAAGACGATTGAGGAGTCTCTCAAGGCCGCTCGCCTCTCGGTGCAGCGACTGGCCCGCGAGCTCTACAAGGATCGTCAGCTGACGAACCGTGGGAAGCTCAACTATGAGAACCTCTCCAAGATCCTCGACGCGAACCCCGACTTCGCCCGCTCCCTCCTAAACCTGCTGCCGAACAACGTGACGAACGTCGTCCTGACCTCCCGCCCTGGCGGCAAGGTCGGGGTGCAGCGCTGGTTCCTGGAGATGCTGGTCGAGGAGAGCCCGGCGAAGCAGGCGGTCGCGTACTTCCGCGGGCTGCTGCTCGCTCAGGTGAACTCCCTGAATGCTCAGGTGAACCCCCGCGACTCGGACGACCGGCTGGTGCGTCTGATCGTCTCGCTCCGGAGCGAGCCCGCGCGACTCCTGGAGCTCGAGCGCCAGCTGTACCAGGCGACGAGCGTGGAGGCGTTCCTGAAGTGGGTCAACACGACCCACCAGGTCGGCGCCCCGCAGCTCGCTTGGTACCGAGACGCTGCTCAGTTCGACTCGAGCCAGACGAAGGGCGGGTGGAGTCGCCAGCTGCCTGGCGCAGAGCTCCGGGAAGCGATCACGAAGTTCGCGAACGAGAGCCGCCGCTTCTACGCGTTCGCTGAGAAGGAGATCGAGCAGGACATCGCCGACAACAAGCTCATCGAGCGCCTGCGGCAGGCACTGCGCCAGTCTAACCTGGGTCGCGACACCGACGCCCAGAACCTGCTGGACCTCATGTCCCGCCGCCTGGAAGACGCTGGCAAGATCTACCAGGGGCTCGGGCCGCAGGCCATGCGCCTGGCTCCGCTAGCGAGTGCCCTCGGGTTCTTCGGCAGTGCGACCGACAAGGGCAAGGCCGCCGACCTCTATGCTCAGCTCGCGCACGACGCTGCCCGCAGCGAGGCTCTCCACCAGGAGACCGGCTACGAGCAGGTCACCGCGCTGCTGACGAGTCACGACGCTGACTCTGTCGCCCAGAACCCGCAAGTCCTCGCGCAGCGCGAGGTCCGCATGATGGACGCGGAGGGCCGTACCATCGAGTGGGCCCCGATCAAGCTGCAGCAGTTCGTCGACCTGTGGGCTGACCCGGAGATGCGGCCGGCGCTCCGTGCCGTCCTGTTCCCCTCGACCTGGGAGCTGCAGCCGACCGGCTCCCTCGCCCAGCAGCACCTGACCGGCACGAGCCTGACCGACCTGCTCAGTGGCAAGACGTACCAGCGGGCACTCAGTGGCCGGGACTTCGCCGCAGACATGCAGTACGCCTCGATCATCGACGCTCTGAGCCGGAAGCACGGCGTGACCTACGCCGTGCAGCGCCGCGTCGCCGACATCGTGACAGCCCGGACGAGCGCCGCCCGCTGGGAGCTCTCGACAGAGGACCTCGAGGCGATGGTGGACGAGGTGTACCGCGAGTACACAGCCGCCGTCCGGATCGCTGCCGAGTTCCGCGGCCACCCGGCGATCGCGCAGTCGATCACCGACGCCTTGGACGCCCTCTCCCGCAAGCACCACCTCGGGACGACAGACCCCGAGCAGGCCAACCAGATCCAGAAGCTCCTGCTCTCGACCCTGGAGCCGGAGGTCGCGCCGGCCACCGATGAAGAGTTCGCGTTCTACGACCGTCGGGCAGAGGCCCTGGAGTCCTTCTTCACCACCGACACCTTCGAGCGACTGGTCCGCCAGTATACGATCAACTGGGACGACCCCGCCGACGTGCGAGTCAAGAAGCAACTGCTCACCCAGACGGTCCACGACAACCCGAACTACGTCGAGGCGATCGCGAGCCGGCCGGAGATCGCGCGCCTCCGCTCGCTGAGCCTGACCGACACCCTCGGTCAGGTCATCGTGCTCCACCCGAACGAGGCGGAGGACCAGAAGGCCTGGGAGGCTGTCAGCCAGCAGGTACTCTCCGTCGTGTTCGACACGGTCACGACGACGGCGAGCACGACCGTACCGAGCGCTCTCGCCGCCAAGGACCTGACCGCCAAGCTCATCCGCACCACGGACGACACCCTGGACCGGACGGCCCTCGGGAACGCCCGCTACTGGGACTCGAGCTACCGCTACCTCGTCGACGACCTGCTCAACCCGGACTCGGCGATCATCCGGGCAGCCGAGGAGTTCCAGCAGATCGTCCAGGGCCGAGAGTACTCTGCCCCCAACCAAGACATCGGCGACTTCACGAGCGCCATCCGCCGCCTGCTCGATCCGGAGAAGTACGGCCCGTGGACGAGCGACATCGCGCGGCTCAGTGTGGACGCGCAGAACCGAATCGACTCCTCTGGCGCTGGCCGGCAGGTCGCGAGCTCTGGTATCGCCTACGCCAAGCAGGCGGCGCTCTCCAAGGCAACGACCCGTACCTACCGCGACCCCGGTGCCGCTGCCGCGGTCCCGTACCTGGTGGACACCCCGGCGCTCACCGAGCTGCTGGAGGGTAGCGCCAACATCTATGCCCCGCTCGGGCTGCAGGGCCCGCGCCCGGCGAGCCTGTCGCTCCTGAACGGCCGGTTCGTCACCGAGGTCGGCCTGTCCTACCTCGACGAGTCTGGTACTCCGGTCCAGGTGGACCTCCTCACTGCGCCGGTCCCGGCAGCCCAGGCGTTCCAAGGTGCGGGTGCGACGCGGAACCTCCCGTATCGAGCAACGACTCTCGACCTGCTCCGCGCCTCGATCGGCTCGGTACTCCCGAAGGGGGCGACCGACCTGCGACTGCAGGTGTCGCTCTTCCACCCGGCAGACCAGCCCGCAGACCCCGAGTTCGCGAACAACCTGTTCTTCGAGGGTACGGCGATGCCGGCCAGTGGAGACCACTACTCCTCGCTGATCGAAGCCCTGTGGCTCAGCGACGGTGGCCTCAACGTCTACGACCAGGCTGCAGCGCTGAAGGCGAACAAGAAGGGGCTCCTGTCCCTCATCAACCCGGACCTCGTGAGCCAGGAGTCGATTACGGCCCTGGAGGATCCAGCTGACGTGTACGGGACTCTGGAGCGCAAGCTCGCCCTGTTCATGCAGTACAACCTCGGGCACAAGGTCCTGGAGCCGATCTACGCGAACGCGGTGCTCAAGGACCTGAAGATGCGCCACGCGCTCCGAGTGACTGTGGGCGGCGTGACGACCCTACTCTCTGCTGACGAGGCGATCGCGATGCAGCAGAGTGGCCCGATCCAGGCGGACTCGATCGAGCTCGTGCTTCTCAGCCCGCGCGTACTGCGGACCCTCCTCGGGGAGCAGGACGTCCAAGGCGTGACTCGCCCGTTCAGCACTGTCCCGAGTGTGAACAGCGAGAACGTCACGGGCTGGGCGAACAACCTGAACGACCTCGCCCTGGAGCGGATGCCCGGCCTGTTGGAGCCAGAGCCGCTCAACCAGGCGGCTGCGATCCGTGGGACCAAGATCGGCCGCCGCGGTGTCCTGCAGCAGTCGAGCATCCGCCCCGCCCTCAGCCGGGAGCAACGCAGCAAGTACCAGGCGCGTGCCGCCCGCTGGGAGAAGAAGGCAGAGGGCGTGGACCTCAGCCGTATCCGGAACGACGCGACTAGTGAGCGCCTGCAGCAGATGCGCATCGACGGCCTGCGAATGATCCAGAGCGACGCGACGATCTTGAGTGACATGGGTCACTTCGCCCTGCGAGGCATGGGCCTCTCGGTCGACTTGCCACTCGGCCTGGACGTAGCGACTGACCCACTGACGAACAGCCTCGCCTACTCGAAGTTCAAGGAAGCTATTGCCTTCCGCGACACGTCGACCGTCTGGGTCTACTCTCATGACGGGACCGTCAAGGGAGAGCGTCGCACCGGCGTCATTCGGAGCCTGGAGCGGTTCGACGATCCCGACGACCACGCGAGCAAGGCATTCTCTGTGGTCCGGGGCGACGGGCTCGTCGTCCGGCTCGACTCGTTCTCGGGGATCCTCGACCCGGCAGAGCGCTTGCGGGAAGCCACCGCTGTCCTCCAGGCTGCGACCGACCGAGGTGTGCACATCGCCCTCGTGACTGGCGACCCGAAGCACGTCGACGCGGAGCTCCGCTACCAGCTCGGCCCAGTGTTGGAGGCTCGCGGCTACCAGTCCGTCGCCGGCGCCCCCGGCATCTGGACCCCGATCCAGGAGAACGACCTCGGCCCCCGGACCTTGGAGGCCCGCCTGTCGCGTCTCACAGAGGTTCGGCCCCTGAGCAGTGACAGCTACGTCGTCGTCTTCCAGGCGAAGCGTGGTGTGGCGATCGAAGAGAACGCCGCCCTCGTGAACAACATCGAGCAGAAGCAGCACCGCGAGGTCGCAAGCGTCCGAGACCTCGCACCCACGATGCCGTGGAGCGGCTTCAACACTGCCATCACTGACGCTCAGATTGACCTGGTACGCCGAACCCTAGCTGCCTACCAGGCTCCAGACAAGCTCGAACACCTGCTGCACCTGACCGAGACTGTCACACCCACGAAGGTGAGGCGCTTCGGCCGGGACAAGTCGAAGGATCAGCGGCGCGAAGAGCTCGCGGCTGCGCTCAACCGGGCCTTGGAGAACCTGGGCTCGAACGGCCTGCCCCGCGTGCGGACAGAGTTCGCTCCCGGTGACATCATCGCACTCGTTGGTCCGAAGAACCAGGTGATCCTCTACCGCCACGGGTACGAACCGATCAAGAGTGACGCCATGCTGCGCGAGATGCTGGAGATACCGATCGCCGGCGAGGACGCTCCTGCCAACATCGCCATCTACGGCGCAACTCCCCTGCAGGACGCGACCACGCACGTCGGCCGGATTGTCTCCTGGAACACGACCCCCGGCTACGGGCTCGTCCTGAACGAGGCGGTACCCCTCCAGTCGCTCGGCAACAAGACCGTGCTGGAACGCAACGGCATGAAGCTCGTCGGTATCAGCATGACGGGCAGCGGCGTAGAGCTGCCGAAGTTCGGCCCGCTCTCCCGTTGGGACATCGACTACGTGATCAGCCGCACTGACTCTCTGAGCAAGGAGAACTTCGACGGCGTCATCGACACGGCCCGGGATGCGATCGGCTACCTCGGGCTAGACCTCGTGCCGGTCTACGCCCAGAGCCTCCTCGGGATCCCGCGCGCCAAGTGGGACGCCGCCACCCCAGTACAGCGGCAGGACATCCAACGGCAGGTCCAGGCACTCCTGGAGGCCGCCGGCCAGCGGGAGTCGCTGCCGGTCAACACCGTGGACCAGATGCAGCGAACCCTGTTCGACGTCGATCCCATTGCGGACATGACGCTGAAGACGATCCTGACGAGCGAGGCAGTGGACGCGCAGCTCCTCTCGGATCACCTCAAGACCGTCGCCCGTGACTCCTGGACCCCGGAGGACCAGGTCACAGTCGCTGCGCTGCTCTACATGCAGACGGCAGGGGCTGACGCTCGGCACGTCCTCGGCGCTCCGGGCTTCGACCCGCAGGTGACTGAGGGCACGTACCAGTCGTTCCTGCCGCCGGAGCTGTTTACGAGCGTGTTCGACCGCGCCCCGATGGGCAGCCCACTGCGCGGGTGGTTCTTCGACCAGTTGAACCGCCAGCTGGCGAACCAGCCTGCGGCCCCCGGTGAGCCCCAGACCGGCTACAGCCTGGCCCAAGACTGGACGTTCACGATCCACAACGCGGATCCGTCGAAGAACCTGGAGGGCTGGCTGCAGTTCTCCGAGGCTCACTCGACGGGCGACAACCCGACCCTCTCTGGCATGGCGACGGATCGGAACCAGAAGCAGAACGTGAGCCGGCAGCAGACCCTGGTCGCGGAGCAAGCCCTCGGCGCAGACTTCGCAAAGGCAAAAGGCCTCTCGCAGACCAGCCGGTTCATCGACCGCAAGGGAATCACGGACGTCGCCACCCCGGCCGACCTGTTCCAGCTGATGAACGGTGGGCCGGGGCAGCAGGCCGGACCCAAGCACTCCCGAGTCCTCAGTGCCGCCGCTCACCTCGCCCTGGAGAAGGGACGGGCTGCCCGTCGCGCCTTCCAGCAGCCGCTCAACACGAGCAAGTGGGACGACGCGCAGGTCGCGAGCTATAACAAGCGGGTCGCGGAGATCGTAGCCGACCTCGGGCTCGACGAGAACTACGCGCACATCGTGGACTGGTGGGTCCGCATGTGGGCCGTCGCTCCGAAGGACGCGAACCCAGAGACGAGCGCCGGTGAGGGCTGGGTGACTCACACGCACGCGATGGAGAGCCTGCAGGCGATCCAACGCAACATCCGGGACCAGCAGTTCCCCACGCAGGGGAGCAAGCTGCCGTTCATGAGCTTTAACGAGACGACGCTCCTCGCCCGCGCGGCTCTCGACCGGAAGGGCAACTGGCAGCCTGACGGCCTCGTCACTGAAGAGGACTTCTACAAGGCCGCCCTCGGCATGACGACGAGCGACTTCGACCCCGCCTTTGCACAAGCGGCGAACGGCTTTCTCCAGAGCTTCCGCAACGCGGGAGATGACTACGTCTCCATGCCGCTGACTGTGGACGCGCTGAAGGAGCTGGACCTCCTCGACCCGCAGACGAACGAGCTGGTCCTCGCCTGGAACCAGAACCAGGCGCTCAACCTCAACGACCCGGTCATCACGGACGCGTATAACGCCCTGATGACAGACCTGTTCGACGGTCAGAGCTTCCAGGACCCGCTGGTCCGGAGCAACAAGAAGCTACGCAAGTGGCGGAAAGACACGGACCAGGCAATCCCAGTGTCGCAGTCGCTACGAGAGTACCGCGACCAGGGGGGCAGGTTCATCACTCACGGCACGACGACGAACGCGCTGATGCGGATCCTGACGGACCTCCGTGCAGCAAATGGCATGTTCAACCCGTGGCTGTACGCCGTAGCGCCTCTCGAGATGGGCGTGCGAAACATCCTAGAGAACACGGCCTCGATCCTGACCGGTGACGGCACGGGCAAGCTCGGGGCTGCACTGTCCAGCAGCTTCGACCAGGAACTCGTGCCCGCGGCGAAGAGCCTCTACTCCTCTCTCGGCCGGAACCAGGGATTCAAGGGCATGATGTACCGGGAGCTCGTGCAACAGCCGCACCTGCACAACGCGGGCCGGGTGGAGCGGTTCACGAACATGCTCGCCCGCATCGGCGGCAGCTGGCAGGACCCCTCCTACGGCATGATCCAGAGCACGATGGCCCGCCGCTACACCGAGGCAGTCATTCGCCACGTCGTGAGCACCGGCAGCCAGACGACACTTACCCCGCGCCGCGTCATCGAGGTACTCGGGATGGACCCCGAGGCGATCGCCAAGATGCACCCGGAGGCTCACCGATACGCGATGAACACGATTGCGAACATCCGGAGTCTCAAGCCCACGATGGCTTCGCTCCTCTATCGAGGGATCCTGGACCCGCTCAAGAGCAACCCGAACATGCTCGTGAACATCCCGTTCGGCCTCATGAACATCACGACACTGTTCCTGCCGTACGCGTTCAACGTCGCCACGAACATGCTCGGCCTCCAGGGGCTGAACGCTATGGCGGCTGTCCTGGCAGGGGGCAAGGGCGGCAAGAAGATGGGCAAGCTCCAGGCGCGGCTGCAGGGAGTGGCCTACGACCCGAACGTCCACGGCATCGACTTCGCCGCGGAGACCCTGGAGGGCGTCAACCTCGCGGACGCGTTCATCCGGGGCGGCCTGACACACACCGCGCTCATGGGCCTCGGTATGCTGAGCGGTGGACTGGGCCTGACTGGCGAGGACGAGGAAGAGAAGCGCCGTCGCCGCGCTGCAGAGTTCGCCGGAGCAGGACACGTCTACGACCCGCGGGATATCGCAAACGATTTCCGCAATGCAGATGCCCTGTTCTTCGACAACCTGCCAGAATGGGTACCGTTCGCCGGAGCTCTCAAGGAGTGGTTCGAGGTCACAGGGCCTAACGCTCCTGGCGGAGCGACGAGCATGGCGAACCTGCACTGGACGCTCAAGCAGTTCCTCAGCCCGATCATGGGAATCGAGCGGTTCATGAGCACCGGAGACTTCCGCCAGGTCGTGTGGGGCTTCGAAGACGCTCTGGGCTCGATGCCCCTGGTGAACGCATCCCTGTGGGACGAGAGTGTCCTCGTCAGCGCAGAGCTCGCAGACAACGCAGCGTCCGAGAGTGCGTCTGGCAACCCAGAGGCAATGGCGAACAGCTACGGCTTCCTGCTGGGCGCTGTCATGAAGATGGAGCGGATGCTGTTCGAGAACGCCTTCGTGAACAGCATCTACCAGTCGATCGACAAGTACGACCGCGATCCGTGGACCATGCCCGACGTCGATACTGAGGGCAAGATCGTCCGCGACAACCTCGGCACTCCAATGAGTACTCAGGCACTGCAGCAGTACCTCGACGAGGGAGGCGTCGTCAAAGAGGGCCGCGTGCAGTACAGTGCCGGCGAGATCGAGATGCGTCGCCTCGGCGAGAACCGCATGACCCTGGCACTCTTTGGCAGTCTGTTCACTGGGTTTGGGGGCAAGGATTCCCTGTGGCGCTACGACCAGGCGGTCAAGACCCGCAAGGTCGAGAAGAACGAGATGGAGAAGCAGGAGCAGGCCGCGCTCGTCCTCAGCATCTGGGATCCGAACATGGAGCGGGAGACGCTGACAACGGCCGGCGCGGCAGCCCTGATGAAGGGCCTGCACATGCAGACCGTCAAGCCGGGGGACCCCGCCCTGGAGAACGTGTTCATCTCGTTCGAGGACCGGAAGATCCTTTCCGATTACTTCCTGAGCACCATGAAGCAGGAGTACCTCAACCTCGGTCTGAGCGAGGAGGAGGCCCAGAAGACAGCACAGGACGTCTACTATGGGAACACGAACCCGTACGCGAAGAGCCTGTTCGACGTCATCTGGAGCAAGGGAGAGTTCGAGGGCGTGATCTCCTACGCTCCGACTCACACGTACCGCCAGCTCAACACGACCTACGTCATGGGACCGGACGGTATGCCGTGGGCCACGGGCGTTGGCCGGAACACGCTGATGAACTTCTGGGGCCAGGCGCCACTGCAGCGGTTCAACACAGTGGGAGACGGCGGCAACCTGGGCGTCGACGACCGCCTGAACTCCACGGACCCGACCGGCAACCTGAACACGGGCATGCGGAACCTGGAGCGGGTCGACGACACCTGGGCCAATCCGACCGACGAGGATATCCTCAAGGCGATCGAGAAGGGCTTCAAGGACCTGGCCAAGGCTGTCCGCGAGCCGGACTGGAGCGACTTCGGCTCTCGCAAGTACACTCCTTACGCTCGAACACCCTACACCAGCCGAGGCGGCGGAGGCGGTGGCTACGGCGGTGGCGGCGGCAGCTACGCGTACAAGCTCAACGGCCCCGAGCGCAACAACGCGACCTACGGCCACAGCGAACCCTTTATCCGTGTCGATAACCCCATCATCCGGCGCGCCTCGATCCGTCGAGAACGCTTCTCTAGCACCCGAGGAAGGCTGAACCAGTGGCAGTAGTAGAGAACTTCGAGGACTGGTATGTCGAGCGCGTCGAGTCCGGGAGGGACGGCTGCCTGGAGTACCGAGGCATGTCCCCCTGCGCCGACAAGTTGTACCACCAGTTCCTCCAGTACAAGCGGGAGATGGAGGCCCGCGTCAAGAACTACGAGAAGTTGGTCATGATTGCCGACGCGGAGGTGATCAACCCCAAGAGTGACCTCCCGAACATCTCGTCCGGCGAGACCGCCGGCATGATCCGCCGCATGGCGCGCAACCTCGTGCAGCACACGCCCAACGTAGACATCGTCAGCAAGTTCGACGACGACAAGGCGAAGGGTGTCTTTGTCCGACACATCCTCCGAGCGAAGATCATCGGGGACGACCACTACTCGAACGACATGCAGCAGAACCTCTTCGCCAGTGCGAAGAACAGTCTGACGCTCGGGTTCGACTGTGTCATCCCTGCCCTGCTGCAGGACGCTGCCGGGGGCTGGTTCATCAAGTACGACAACATCCACTACCAGGATGTCTTTCCCGAGCCGGGAGCTCGAGACATTCGCCACGCGACCGACGTGTTCGTGCGCCGCTACTTGACGAAGGGTGAGGTTCACTCGCTCGTGCGGAACAACGTGGCCGGGTGGGACATACCCGCGTTGAAGCTCTTGCTCAAGAACAACCCCAGTGCTCGGGAGACGACTGACCACCAGTCGAAGAAACACCACACCTCTCCCGACGGGTACGAGATCGTCACCTGGTACTCTGACTCTGGCGCCCCGTTCTTGACCTTCGATGCCCGGCAGAAACTCCTGCTGCGCATCGAGAAGAACAAGCACCCGCTGAAGTGGCACCCGGTGTTCTTCCTGGTCATGGAGAAGGACCTGAACCAGCCGCTCGGAAAGAGCCAAGTGGAGCTCGTCATGGGCCGCCAAGAGTTCCAGGACCTGATGCTCAACGGTGCGATGAAGATGTGGTACCGCAACATCAACCCGCCGCTCATCGGCTACGGCACGGTGAACAGCATCCCGAACCTGAGCCCAGGCAAGTACACCCCGATCAGCAACCCGAACGCCAAGGTCGAGGCGTTCGAGGTCAATACCCAGACGCTCATGCAGTACGGCCAGATCAGCCAGCAGAACGCTGGCAACATGGTCCAGCTCGTTGGGGCCGCAGACCAGCAGATGGCGACGCAGAACACCGGCGGCCAGATGAGTAACACTGCTCCAGGTGTCGAGGCGCAGCAGCAGTTGGTCGATATCACGACCAACAACTACCAGAAGGCGATCGAGGCTTTCTTCAGCCGATACTGCAGCTACGCGCTCACAATCTACTTCCAGGAACTGAAGGGAATCAAGGAAGTCACTCCGACTGCCGATACCCGGAAGGCCCTGTTGAATGGTGGGATGTCTCCGGAAGACTTTGACCCGGAGGAAGGCACCCTCAAGATCGACTTCAATGACCTCGCGACCGAGTACTTCGTGCGCACGGTGCCCGGGTCTCTCGTGGAGCTGGAGGACGAGAAGCAGCTGCGTATCCTGAACCAGATGTTTGTCCCGCTCAGCCAGGCAATGCCTGCAATTGCAGCTGCCCAGGACGCCGAGGCACTGAAGCACGCCACGAAGGCGATGCAGTTCATCATCGAGAAACAGCTGGAGCTGAGTGGCAGTACGCACTCTAAGAGCATCCAGGAGATCTTCTCCGGCGGAGTAACGCCGGAGACGACGGCACGCGACGAGATGCAGAGAGTCTTTGACGCGAAGATAGAAGAAGTTGCAGTCGCCCGGAGTGTAGAGAGCGATCAGCTGGCAGCTGCAGTCGCCCGGATTCAAGAGCAAATTGCTCTACTCGCAGAGGGCCAGGGGGCTATGATGCAACAAATAGGTATCCCAATGGAGCAATCTGCGCCTGCAGCCCAAGAAGTTACAGTATAACGCGAGCGGGAAGTGGTAGAGCTCTCCATAATTAGAAGAGGGCTCGCCAGAGGGGCAGCCCATTCCGACGGAAGGAGGTTGCCTAATGGTCGCTCCGGTCCAAAAGGACAGCCTGACTGACTACCAGGTTGCCCTCGCAACCTACCTTCGCATCACGTCTCCAGTGGCAGGTATGTTCACCGGCAACGAGATCAAGCCGAACCCCAACGCTCGCTCGATCCGCGTTCCTGACATCCGCGTCGACGACTACATCGTCGATGCAGAGCTCAGCCGCATCGGCGCTAACCACTACTCCGGCAGCGAGTTCACCGGTGAGTGGAAGAACGGCATTCCCCCGATCGAGTGGCGCACCTACTCGATGTCCCGCCACCGGTCCTTTGGCTTCGTGGTCTTCGACGAGCAGCTCCGCTACTCGCCGATCAAGAACATCGTGCAGGAGTACACTGCCCGCAAGATGCAGACCACGGTCCTCCGTGACCACGACAAGTACTGCCTCCTGGCGGCCATCTCCGGCCACATGACTGGCAAGCTTGTTCCCCGCGTGGCAGGCGTCGACGTCGTGGGCCCGCAGACCGCGGGCGTCAACCGTATCGCCAACACCGGCAACGCGGCTGACTACAAGTGGATCGCCGAACCGGGCGAAGACTACGACAACCAGATTCAGCCCTCGTTCGCCACGATCAAGGGCATGTACCTGGACGACGCCGACCCGCTGAAGACCCTGGATGCGCTGACCCTGAACTTCAGCGACAACTGGTTCGACAGCAACTTCGGCAACAACGAGCGGTTCCTGCTCATCACCAGCGCCCTCGAGCTCGTCTTCATCAACGCGCTCATCGACGCTGGTGCAGGCACCGAGTCCGCGTTCAAGCTGATCAAGGACGGTGACATCTCCGGCGCAAACGCCGCTGGCTACCTCGGCACCCTGAAGGGCTCGTGGAAGCTCGTCAAGATCCACCCCGAGTTCCTGCCCAAGGTGTTCACCGACTCGTCCCTCGTGGTCGACCCAGTGGCCGACACCTCGACTGCCAGCCGCACCCTGCGGCAGGTCGTGGGCCTGGCAGCCTACAAGAACGCCATCCAGACTTACGAGCACTTCTCTGAGAAGCGCCAGGAGGACGGCGGCGTTCGCTTCAAGGGCACCGAGTACGTGCAGGACTTCTCCTACGACGCCTGGGCTATCGACCAGCTGTCTGAGGGTATCGTCCCGCTGTTCCTGCCGACCACCATCACCAACCTGCAGGTCGTGAACGACTCGTTCGTGAGCGTCGCTGCGAAGGTTGCTGCGGCTCGTGCACAGACGTCCGTTGCTCCGGTCACGTATCCGCTCTCCGGTGCAGACACCAAACTGTCTCGCCCGAGCTGGTTCCACCACGAGAACAACCTCGCAGCCAGCGCGGATGGTCTCGACGAGTCCCTGGCTCTCCAGGAAGCTGGCGACGTCGCTCACTCGCACATCACCGACGACGTTCCGTAAGGAGAGTAGTACATGGATCAGCTCGAAGAGTTGTTCAAGCAGATGCAGGAACTCGCGGGAGTGGGCCTGGACATGCTCCAGGGCGCCCGCGGCGCGGCGGCAGACGCAGAGGGAGGTGCGCCTCCGTCCCCCGAGGGCGGCGCACCCTCGCCGGAAGGCGGTGGAGGCGAGCCAAAGAAGGAATCGCCCAAGCCGCCGCCCTACGGGCGTTAGCCGATGAGAGGCCCGTCTCGCTCCCCCGGGCGGGACGGGCTTTCTCTTAACCCACTAGCACACAATCTTGAGAGGACGCCGTGACGTACATCGGTAATTCCCCGCAAGCGACGACAGTCCTGCGGCTGGAGGCACGCAAGAGCTTCGCGCTCAGCGTGTGGGTTCGCGACGCCAATGGTCGCCCTCTCGACATCGAAGACACGTCCCTCCGAATTGTCATGATGAAGCGGCTCCCACGAGGAGCTGACCCTGGAGATCCGGCAAACCTCCTGGCTAACATTACCGCAGAGACTGTCGATGCAGTCGAAGGCCTGGCGCGCTTCAGCCTGCAGGCCGTAGACCTCAACCACGCTCCAGGCGAGTATCCCTTCGCGATCGTGATGGATACGAATGGCTACAGCACCGTTGCCGCAAAAGGCGTCGTTGACCTGCAGCAGAATACCGAGTTCGCGAGCATCAACTCGACGTATGCGCCATCAAATGCCCCGGCTAGCGTTACTCTGAGCGTCGATGAAGGCTCACGGATCATTCTCCGGACAGGCCCGACTCTCGCACCCGGGACGACCTCGTTCACGGATGGTGACAAGGAGAAGCTCGACGGCATCGAGGCAGGGGCCCAGGTCAATATCGAGGCGAACTGGCTCGCAGAGGAAGGCCAGCCCGGCTACATCAGACACCGTCCTGTGTTCGGAACGGCTGCCTTTTATGACCTCGAAGAGCTCCTCGCGCTCCCGACAGGCGGTGCCCCCGGAGAAGTCCTGGTCAAAGTAGCGAGTGCCGACTACCAAGTTGGTTGGCAGCAGCCGACCAGCCACGGCGGCGGCGGAGTCCTACCGGCGGATGGCGTGACGGCGGGCTACGTACCGACAGCCACCGGTGCAGGGGGCTGGGGCTGGGCAGCGATCATATCAGGTGTCGAGTCCGTGAACGGCCAGCAAGGCGATGTGACGCTGACCCTCGATAACCTGGCTGACACCGCGACTCGCCTGGCGATGACTCCGGAAGAGCGTACCAAGCTCGCAGAGCTCGAGACGAGCATCTCCTACAACAACCTGCTCGACAAGCCGACACTCGGCACCGTTGCTGCACTAGATACCGAAGACGTCCTGCAGCCCGGCGAAGTTACTGCCGACGACGTCGTGTCGGGCGTCTTCGACCCCGATCGTATCCCGCCCGTCAGCTCGCTCCCCGGCTTCCGCTCGGGCACTGCCACCCCGAGCGGTGGCTTTGACGGCGAGCTCTACTTCCAGTACACGTAATGTCAACGTCCTACGGTCCAGTCAGTGGGCACTCGCGGATCCGGTTCGAGTACTTTGTCTCGCACGACAACTGGACGACCACTGTCAATGTCACGGCCTACCTGGACCTGATCGACAACTGGTCGAGCAACGGCACCTGGCCAGCCTCCTGGTCTGGAGGCTGGGGCTCTGGCAGCAACAACATCTACCGCAACATCCCAACCAACGGGTCGAGCCTCGTCGCTGGCCCCGCCAACGTCTACCTTCCCCGCGGGGGGAGTGCCTACTGGGTCGACTTCCAGGCGCAGGCCCAGAACTACACGGGCTACCCGTCTCACACGATCAGCATCCTAGTCCCTGCAGCACCGACGACTCCAGGTGCGCCGATCATTCGTAGTCTTGACCAGATCACGAATACGAGTGTGCGGGTGTGGTTCGAGGGCACCACTGATGGCGGCTCGCCGATCACTGGCTGGCAGCTGCAGTATGCGCCGACGAGTAACTTCTCCGGCGCAGTCACGGTCTCGAGCAATGGAACCTCGACCATCACTGGACTCTCTCCAAATACGACGTGGTACTTCAGGGCGCGTGGCCTCAATGCGATGGGCGCTGGAGCCTGGAGCTCCGTAGCGTCTGCAACGACTCACGACGTGCCGGGCGGCGTCACGAACACAGTCGGCGCGCTCACTCACAACAGCGGCCAGGTCTCCTTCTCGGGGATAGACACGAACGGCAGTGCAATCACGGACTATGAGCTGCAGCTCTCGACGAGTAGCTCGTTCACTAGTATCCTCCAGTCTGCGACCGGGGCAGGAGTACCACCCACAAAGACCTGGACCGGGCTGTCCCGCCTGACGACCTACTACCACCGTACCCGCCTCAAGAACACTTACGGGTGGGGCCCGTACACGACTGCCTCGTTCACGACGATCGGCCAGGTTCCGAGCGCGCCGAGCGACTACACTCCGAGCGACGTAGCCTCTACGACGGCGTATTTTACCCTACCCACTGTTGCAGACAATGGCGGCCTGCCACTCACCAGCTGGCAGTACATGTTGAACACTGTCGCGAGTGACACAGGTGCAACCACGAGTGACGTCTCCGAGGAGTACATCGCTCCCTTCCTCCAGGGCCTCACTCCAGGCACCACGTACTACTTCAAGATGCTCGTGCGTAACAGTCTCGGTGCCAGCCCCTACGGCTCGTGGGTCAGCTTCACGACCCGTACAGACGTACCGACACCGCCCACAGCGTTCCAGGTGACAGCCGTCACTGAGACGACTGCACTAGCTTCCTGGGAAGCTCCCGCAGACCTCCTTGGCAGTGCACTCTGGGGCTACTCGCTCCGGTTCGCGCAGAACAAAGCATTCTCGAAGGGCCTGCTTGAGTACACGCGCAGTGAGGGGGAGCTCTCACAGGCGCTCACCGGTCTCCTGCCAGGGACGGACTATCACGTCCAGGTCTACGCGATCTCTGCAAACGGGCCTGGCTCTCGCTCACCGATCGTCTCGTTCAAGACTCTGGGAACCGCTCCCGGCGCGCAGGCTGTTTGGCTGCGAGTGGCCGGCGTGTGGAAGGGCGGAACCATGTGGATGCGAGTGGGCGGCGTGTGGAAGCAGATCACTATGTGGCAACGAATCAGCGGAACCTGGAGGAAGAATTGATGCGTGCTAAACTCGCAATAATCGATGAATACGGGCATCTAGATCCCGATGTAGTAATAACAGAGGGCAGCCTGCCATCGTGGCTCACCGAAGCGGGATTCCAGACTGCAGTGACCGATACGGTCACGACAGCAATGGAGGCACCACTGGCAGGCAAGGCTCCTCTGACGTACTTCAGCTCCCTCAACTACGCGAACATCAATGCGCTGTTCGCCGCGGCCGAAGCATCCCCGGACCCGGCAGTGATCAAGATCGAGAAGGGTCAGCACGTCGTCACCGCCCCGCTGCGGATCGACAAGTCCAACCGGACCATCTCAGCGTTCGGTGCCACGATCATCCTGCAGTCCAACCACACCGACGAGAACGTCCTCTCCATCGGCCCGGACGCACAGGACCTCTACATCGGTGGTGGCACCTGGGACGGCAACTCCGCGTTCCAGACCGGCACCTCCCACGTCATCCACTTCGAGGAGTACACCGGAGCGTTCCGCCGTGCTGACCGCTCCACGATCTACCGCGCTACCGTCAACAGCGCCAAGACTGACGGAATCCGCATCGAGGACAAGCGGATGCAGGTGCAGATGAAGGAAGTTTCCATCCGCACGTTCGGCCGGTACGGGCTGGCAATTCGCTCCACCGACTGCACCTTCAGCCACGGCGCCATCGGCATCGGCCCCACCTGCGTGTGGCTTGACGGCGGCGCGAACTGGATCACCCACTCCGGCATCTACTCCGCCGATGACTACGCGATCGCGCTGACCGGCCGCGCGTCGGACTGCTTCATCGACACCAACATGATCGACAACAACATGGGCGGCGGCATTTCCGCGGTCGGCACCGCCGGGTCGACCCTGAACACCGTCATCAAGGGCAACTCCTTCCGGGGCAACTCCCGCGTCGGGGATGGGGTGTTCCCGGACATCTACCTCGAGCAGGTTCGCAACATCAACATCGTTGGGAACGTCTCCGGCGTGCAGCAGGGCTCCACCGCCCGGTCCTCCCATGCGATCAAGACGGGCACGGGCACCGGGTTCATCACTGCCAGCGCCAACATGTTCGACCCGAACTACCACCTGACCGACATCTACTCCGACTACGAGGCAGTCTGGTCCAGGTCAAGGCGCACCGACTACGTTGCCGGGACCGGGGCAACCGCGATCGCCAGGGCCCGCGTCGGGGCGGAAAGTTTCGACCGGTTTGAAATCCGGGCCGACGGCACCCTCCGCTGGGGCGGCGGTTCAGGCGTCCAAGACGTGAACCTGTTCCGTGAGGGTGTGGACATCCTCACAACCAACGACATGTTCAAGGCCCCACGGTTCACCGTTAACGGCACCGGCGGGCTCGGGAACTTTTACTGGGAGACGGTCCAGTCCGTCGCCCCGGGAGCGCCGACCGGCTCCGCGTCCAGGAACTACACCCGTTCCGGCGTGCTCAGCAAGACGGAACTGGTGTTCCAGACCGCCGACGGGCTGCAGGTCATCTCGCAGGTAGCGGTGCTGACCAAGACCGCCAACTACACCGTGAGCCCGACCGATGACCTGATCGTCTCAAACGGCTCGGCACTGACCCACACCCTGCCGGATCCGTCTGCCATTTCTCCTGGCACCCGGCTGAGGATTAAGAACCTGCACGCCACGAATGTCACGGTGGTGTCGGCAGGCACATCCAAGACGATTGATGGAGTGGCCTCCATTCTGATCCCGAAGCTGGCGATGGTGGAGTTCATCACTGACGGCACCAACTGGATCACTACTGTCTCGAACATCATGACCTCAGCCAACGGTACCCGCTGGGCCCTGTCCGTCGGCGACGATGGTGCCCTGACCACTACTGCACTCTAGGAGCGCTGATCCCATGCCTAAACACGTAACCATCTCCAGTCTTCCGATCAACGCCAAGGACTACGGCGTTGTCGGGGACGGTGTCGCTACCGACACGGTGGCGCTGCAGGCCGCAGTCAACGCCGCGGCCGGGCGGACACTGGTGTTCCCCGGGAACATGACGATCAAGTCCGGGAAGATCACCATCCCGGCGTCAGGCATCACGATCAGGGGCGCCGGGAAGTCCACCGTCTTTGACTATGTCGACGGCGGGACCAGCGCCGAGTGCCTGTTCGAGGCGATCAGCGTCATGAACTTCACCGTCGAGGACTGCACCATCAAGTCCTCCAATGCCACTGGGCGGACATCGGTGTGGGGGCTGATCCGGGCCCGACTGGTCACAGGGTTCTACGTGCGCCGGGTCGCGTTCGGTAAATCCTCCTCCACCGCCGTCTGGACCTCCGACACCACCGAGTTCCTGATCGAGGACGTGGACATCGACGGGACCTACGCCGACGGGCTGCACATCTCGCGCGGGTCCTCCAAGGGCACCATCGCCCACGTCCGGGCCAAGAACCTCGGTGACGACATCGTGGGCCTGAACTCCTACACCAACGACGGGGCCACCACCTACACGCAGATGACGGACATCACCGTCATCGACGTCAAGGGCTACAACATCGGCACCGGCCGGGGTGTGGCCGTGAACGGGTGCCGGAACGTGCGCGTCTCGGACGTCATGGTCAACGGGGTTGCCCAGGCGGCGGTGATCGTGGCCACCGACGCGACCATGTTCACCCCCTGCGTGAACGTCTCAGTGGATAACGTCATCGCACTGAACACCGGGCAGAACATCCCCTCCGGCGGAACCTCCGGGGCGCTGTACGCGGCAAACGTGCAGGGCCTGACGGTGCGCAACATCACCGGGGCCGTGACAATCGCCTCCACAGCGGTCGGGGTCCGGTTCGACGAGCGGCCCACCGGGGATGAACTGGCATCCGGGCAGGAGGTCCTGGCCCGGGACTTGGTCACCTCGAACAAGGCCGCCACTTCCGGGGCCCTGTTCCTAACCTACTTCACGGCCCGCAAGGATGAGGCTGAGACAAAGGTGCGCAGCTACAGCACCGGCACGGCGGCTGCGGCCACCCCGACGCTGGTGCGGATCGGGCTGTATCAGGCGGAGTCGAATGGTGACCTGACGTTGGTGGCGTCCACTGCGAACGACACCACCCTCTACGCCGCGGCCAACACCGCCTACGAGAAGGCGCTGCAGGCCGGGTACTCGTTGGTCAAGGGCCGCCGGTACGCGCTGGGGTTCCTGGTCGTCAGTGGGGTTGCGGTCCCCACACTGGCAGCGGCCCCAGCGAACACCGCCCTGGACGAGACAGCCAAGACACCGCGACTCAGTGGGGTACTCACCGGGCAGACAGACTTGCCGACAACCATCACAGCAGCATCCATCGGTACTACGGCGCAGCGCATCTACGGCGCACTGATTCCCTAGCTGACCACTCTAAAGGAGATGACAATGACACACCCTGAACTGGAAGAATGGCTCCGCACCGCGCCGGGTCTGCACCTGAACCCAGATGGCTCCTACGGCAACCAGTGTGTCGACTTGATCGACTCTGCCGGAGAGGCGCTGTTCGGTGTCCCGTGGAACGTCTGCGTCGGCGGCGTCAACGGCGCCCGGGAGCTGCTCGACGCTGCGCCGGACAAGTACTGGATCCGGGTGAACAACAACCCGGCTGACCCGAACCAGCTGCCCCCCAGGGGCGCGTTCTGTGTCACTGGCGGCGACGCCTCCAACCCCTACGGCCACGTCTACGCGGTGCTGAAAGCTGACCCGAGCGGCGTCGACGTGCTGCAGCAGGACGGGTTCGCTGCCCCGCACCAGTTCGTCAACGGCAACTGGTACTCTGCTAAGCCCGCCCACACCGCCAGGCTGCCCTGGTCGGGGGCGGGGATCGGCACTCTCCTGGGCTGGTTGATCCCCCGAGACGAGATGATCAGGGACACCGGCGCTGCTGGCCGGCTCGGCATCGCCATCCAGCCTGCCCCGGCGGAACGCCTGGAGTACCAGCGCGAGTCCGTCGCGGTCGGCGTGAACTACCGGAAGGCTCCGGACCCTGGCGGGGAGTTGATCCGGCTCCTAGAGGGCGGGAAGCTCTACGACTTCAAGGGCTTCGTCAAGCGCACCCCCGTGGAGGGCAACGACGTCTGGTTCGTCGGCCGCTACTCTGACGGGTTCGCCCACTCCTCTGGCTTCACCGACCAGAGCACCGCGGGCCTGCCGGACCTCACAGCCACCCTGTTCCCGGCTCCCGCCACTCCCGTCTCCCCGACGTCGAACAAGCGCGTCACGGGAGCGGACGGCGTGAACCGGCGAAAGGGCCCGGACAAGAACGCCGAGCTGATCGACACGTTCGGCCCCGACCTGGAGCTGACCCTGGGCGGCTGGGTGGAGGGGAGCGACCCCTACGGTACCGGCAACAAGGTCTGGTTCGTCGGGGGCATCTCCGGCGGCTACATGCACTCCTCTGGGTTCACCTCCGCCTCCACGGCCGGGCTGCCGAGGCTGCTCACCCCGGAGGCTGTGGCACCGGCCGCGCCCAAGCCCGTCTATGACTTCGTGCAGGACTTCGACTGGGTCGAGAAGATCCCTGCAGCGCTCTCGAACCTGGAGAAGGGCAAGGCCCCGGCGAAGGACGGCAAGACTGTCATCCACCAGATGGGTACTCCAGGCAGGGACACGCTGGGCTCCACCATCAACGAGTTCAAGCGTGACGGGAGCTACAAGTCTACACACTTCGCTACCGAGGGCCCGCGCTGCGTACAGTTGGTGTCGCTGCAGGACCGGGCGTACCACGCCGGAGCGGTCGGCAACGACTACGTCGGTATCGAAACGGACCCGCACCAGACAGCCGAGTCGATCGCGACGACCAAGCGGCTGCTGGCCGGGCTGAAGGCGCTGGGCTACTCCACCGTCTACATCCGGCACAAGGACGTCGAGGGCAACAACACCGCCTGCGGCGACCTGATCAACCTCGACTCCTACCGGCTGCTCGAGGTTGTCACTCCTCCAGTCACTCCTCCGCCCCCAGCACCGGTTGGCCCCGATGCCGATCAGGTGCAGGTGTTCCTGGATTGGCTGAAGGATTCCTTCACCAAGCGGGCCTCTAGCTGAGGCTCGTCTAAAATAGAAAAGTAAGGGGGGTACTACAATGTCTCGGTCTCAACTCGATTCAGAAGAAAAACGTACTGTAGGTCCAGTCACACTCGCTACAGGTGGTGCAGCCGCTGCCACCACGATCATCTGCTGGCTGCTCAAGCTCTTCGGCGTAGACGTACCAGGAGAAGTCCAGGGATCCATTACGGTTCTCCTGGTCCTCGCCGCAGGGTACGCCGTCCGCCCAAGCCGTCGCGGAAAGTACTCGGCATGAGACGCCTCACGAGCTTCATCCGAGAACCCTGGTTCATCAACCTGCTGCAGGTCATCGGGTACGCCCTCGGTGTCGTGTGTGGCCTACTTGCAGCCCTCGGCGGCGTGCCCAACATCGTCACGTTCCAACTGGGCACGTTCCTGGCCGTTACAGTCGGCACCGTGCTGGTCCTCGCCGGCCTCCTCGGGTCCTACTCGCTCGTTAAGGGGTACTGGGGCCTGGAGCAGGTCGCACTCTGGGCCTTCGGCATCGGGTACGTTGCACTGCTGATACCAACGGTCGCCTACGCTGTCTCTCCCAGTCGCTCCAACTCTACGCTCTGGTTGATCGTGGCTCTCGAAATCCAAGCGATCCTCGCCACGATGATCCGCTACCGACGCGTAGATTGGGCCTACCTGGACCCGGCCAAATGACCGTGGAACAGCTGACTGCACTCGTGCTCGCCCTCGGCGTCGGTCCCATCACGCTCAAACTCATCGACTGGATCAAGGCCATACGATCCGGTAAGGCGGCCGATGAGAGGCGCCGCAACCGTATGGCACTGAACCAACTCGAAAACGAAATGAGCTATCGACGCATTCTGGAGGAATACGCCTCACGGTTGCGGCGATTGCTCATCGACATCGGGTTTCCCGAGGACAAAATACCTGATTGGCCGGCACGTAAACCTCGGTCTTACCAGTGATAATAGACAATAGCGAAAGGAGGAGCCGTGGACTTTCTTGGCTTCTTGAGAGATCTCTTCGGCGGAGGCCAAAAACCTGCGGCTCCTCCTCCTACCCCGCAGCCCCGGCTAAACCCGCGACAGGCTGACCACCAGGAGAGTCGCCCGGCCCCCGCCCCGGCGCCTGTCAACTTCCAGGCATCGCCCGTCCGACAGAACAACCTGTCCTTCCAGGCAGCCCCCGCACCAGCACTGCGCGCCGCGGCTCCGACGACGGGACCGTTCCGGCCGATCTACTTCAATCCCCCGCCGCCCAATGCTCCGGCACCTCTGGACTTCCAGAAGCCGCAGCTCGAAGAGCCCTTCTTCGTGCGTGGGCAGGAAGAGGCCAAGAAGCAGGTAGAGGCGAAGAAGGCCGAGAAGGCGCAGAGCGAGTACTTCGGTGCTGCCGGTAAGTACGCGCCGGAGCAGATGAGTGTCGACGCGTACCTCACGCTGTCGCCTCAGCAGCGGGCTGCAGTCGACGCAAACACTGCCCTAGTCCAGGCGGCAGAACAAGACGTCGCTTCTTGGGCGAAGCAGCAGGTGGCCGGCAAGCCGATCGAGGACAAGCAGTACCTCGACAAGGTGAAGGGCGCGTTCGGCGACAAGGGCGGGAGCGACACCTACGCTCCGCGCACGATGGCCGTCCTGGAAGACCTGGGGCTCAACCTGCAGGGGAAAGACCTCGACCAGTACTTGAACCACTCGGCACTCGTCACAGCCGACGACCTGAAGCTGATTGGCGCTCCGAGTACTGGACTCCCAGGGATTCGGCCAGAGGATCCTCGACAGCAGAACGCTGTGGCGTTCGCAGAGGCCGCGAGCTCTCGGCTGAGTCAGACTCTCGCTGCCGGACAGACCCTCCTGGACAGCATCCGGACGGGTTCCGACTCGAACCGGCAGCTCTTCGGCGCGCCAGCTACAACGGCTCCCCCCGTCGGGTTCGCACAGAGCGAGCGAGACGCTGACCTGGCGCAGGCCTTCGACATCCTCTCCCAGACCCGGAGCCAGCAGGACCTGACACCCGAGACACTGGGCGGCCTCTACGCTGAGCTCCAGCAGAAGCACAACGTCACACCCAACGAGGTGGCGCAGTACTTCGAGACGCGCCTCCAGGCGAACGAGTACCTGAACGCTGCTGGAGACCAGCCCGTGTCCCTGGGTGGCGTTGGCTCGTCTCAGGAGTACCTCGCTCCCGCAGACTTCCGCTCCAAGTTCCTAACGAGAGGCTAGTGACATGAGTTACTTTTCAGACCTGCTCGGGATCAAGAAGCCACCAGCGCCGCCGCCGATGATCGCTCGGCCGGCGGAGCCGCAGAAGGTCTACACCGCTCCCCCTGTGTCGTACGCTCCGAGTGCCCCCGCCGCTCCGGTCTATGCGGCTCCCTCCCCAGCGGCTGCGGCTCCGCGGGCCTGGGCTCCCGCTGCACCCGCTGGTCCGAGCCCGGCTCAGATCGCCCAGGCGAAGGCAGACGCAGAGAAGGCGAAGGTGGAGAGGGAAGCCAAAGACCGCAGCCGTCGGGAGAACGAGGCGACACGGGCTCTCGTCGACCAGCAGGTCAGGCTGAGCGCCTCCTTTGGACAGCAGCGCGACACCAAGCTGGGGAACATCTCCTCGACGTTCGCGAACAGCGACGCGAACCTCCTCAAGGGGTACGGCCAGGCGCTGGGCGGGTTGCTCTCGACCGCGAAGGACAATGACAAGAGTGAAGCTGACTCCAGCTTCCAGAACATCGCTAACGCTGTCCGTGAGCGGCAGGACATCCTGGCGGAGATCGGCAACAACGGTGGCGGTGAGACTGACGCTCTGCGGGGACAGCTCGCTGCGCTGCGAAACTACGCGAGCAACCAGAACGAGGTCAACCGCTCGTTCTTCGATACGCTGGGCAGTATCAACCGCTCGATCACGAGTCTGAACGTCGATACGGCGACGAGTCGAAACAGCCTGTGGAACCAGGCAGAGGCGGACCGAGAGGCTGCGTGGGCAAACTACTACAACCAGCAGGCCGACACCTGGACACAGATCACGAACATCGAGAACGCCAACACGAACACTGAGAGCTCAACCAGCGAGGCATACAAGAAGGTTCACCCGAGCTCTGGCACAAAGGCAGCCGAATACGCTAGCCAGAGCTACGCGAAGCAGGCCAACCCTGGGCTGAGCGAGTGGAGCGGTAAGGGCGATAGGGAAGAGCGGAAGCTCACGAGTGTGAATTCTGCCGCGACCGTCAACCTCGGCGGACCCATGAAGCGCGCCGAAGGCGCTACCTTGAGGAAGTGGTAGGATGAACCCCGATGTCGCCGTCACCCTGGATGAAGCGGTCCAGGAGGTCCTGAGCACCCTCACCGGCCTGGACATCTCGTACCGGCCAGAGCTCGATCGCTACCGGGCAGTGACTCGCCACCTGAACAAGGCCCTGCGGCTGACTGCCCTGGACTCCGAGTGGAGCTACTACAGCTCTGTGGAGAGTGTCGGTACTGCGAGCCTGGGTGACACCGAAGTCCAGATGCGCGCCACGATTCGGCCGCGGATCATCAACGACGATGCCGTGCGGTTTGTCGACGACAACGAGATCCCCCGCGTCTGGGCGTACTTCCTGCCGCGCGACTCCCTCCACAAGTACAATGGCCGGCGGCAGGGCCTGTGGTGCGCGCATACCCGGAGCTCGTTGCAGTTCTCCCGCGCTCTCGGCTACGGGGAGGCTGGGCTCACGATCCAGGTCCCCGTGATGCGCGAGCCCCAGATGTTCCGGCTGCCAGCGCTTCCCGAGGACGAGAACGAGCCCGTACCGACTGTCCCCCAGGACGTGCGAGAGCAGACCCTCGACTTCGACTATCCGGACCTGGTGTTGGCTCGTGCAGCCTACCTCTACGCGCAGAGTGACCCTGTCGCGCAGCCGCGCGTACAGACTCTCGAGGACCAGTACAAAACCATGCTGTATGCCCTGACCGAGCGCGACGAGCGCAACACTGACAGTGCGTACCAGAACGACTTCTTCGTCCCCATCGAGGGAGACCTCTTTGGTCCGACTCGTACCCGCCACTCGCACCCCCACGCTGACGAGCGAGGCTGGATCTAGTGGCAGAGAAGAAGAAGGTTGTGCCGCCGATCGATCGGCCACTCTCCAAGGCGTACCTGCGAAAGTTCGGCGGCTGGAGCACAGCCTATCCCCCGGGCCTCAGCGAGCCGACGTCGCTGCGGATCCTGGAGAACATGCAGGTGACGCGCGAGGGCGCGGTGGCTGTCCGGCCGGCACTGCGCTCCATCCTGACCGAGAACCAGTGGCTAACCACGAACTTCCAGGCTACGATGGTCGGCGGGTTCGAGCACTTCTTCCTAAACGACGGGCGCAAGGCGTTCTTGTTTGCGACCCGGTTGTCGAGTGGCGTCGTGGCCTTCAAGGTCGCGAGCGAGAACGCCGTGACCAAGCGGTACGACGTCGGCAGTCTCACCCAGGCGGGGTTCAGTGTGCCCCAGGGTGAGACGATCCTGAACTTTAGCAGCGCCACGACCTTCGTCAAGTACCTCCAGATCGACAACAAGATCTTTGCGCTCAGTGACGGCGGCGAGGCCCTGCGTCTCTTCAACGTTGGCACGACAAAGACGGCCAAGCGAATCACCCCGATCACTCGGCCCTCCTGGACCGGGGGCGACGCGCTGACTATCCGGCACCCAGAAGCTGACTGGATCAACACGGTGAACAAGGTCACGATCCCGGGCGCTGAGACTCCAACCACCGGGACCTTGATCAGTAGCACGGCGAGCGCGAACGAGTACAGCTACGGGTTCTTCTACACCTTCGAGAACGAGGTGGGGGAGAGCGCCGCCAGCCAGACGACGATCCTGCGCGCGGCGAAGCCCTGGAGCCAGTGGCGCTTTATCGCGCCGGACGGCGTCGGTAACGAGAGCACTTGGAGCATCACGGATCCCGCAATGGCGATGGACCAGTTCGTCGCGATTATCCCTGAAGCTACCTTTACTGCAGCCCTCGCACAGGGCGCGACAAAGTGGAACTTGTACATGTTTACCTGGAGCAACCAGGGTGCGGTCCCTCCCGAGGGACTCATGGTCGCGAGTCGCCCACTCTCGAGCTCTAGCACCAAGGAGAAGGACAGCTGGCTCCAAGCGACCGCCGCGATCAGCGTGAACAGTGCATCAGCGGTCCTCCCGACAGAAGCGAACCGCTTCAACTACTCGGACCCCTCTAACGCCGGCCAGGGCCTCGTGGCTGGAGACCGGCTCATCCTGGCACACGACCGGAGCAACGGTGCGCTCATCCGGTGGAGCAGCAACCAGATCAATGAGTACACCAACTTCAGCCCGAGTAAGGGCGGGGGACAGAAGACGCTCACGAGTGGTAACCTCCACATCCCCGTGTCTGTGAAGCTGTGGCAGAACCCGCAGTCTGTCGACACGATCACTGTCCTCTGCATGGGTGTCGACGGGTACAGCACGAGCTACTACATGGCACCGGTTGAGGTGTCGGGCCAGAGCGGCAGCACGCAGATTATGGGCTTTGAGGAGACGACGGCGACGCCCGGGACGGTGAGCCCGTACGGCGTGGAGGTCTTGAACAACGCACTCTACCACCCGCTCGACACCATGCTCATGAAGAGCACGGCAGCAAACTACAACATCAACCACACGCCGATCACCGACGACATCGCGAACAAGTGGAACGAGCTGCTCAACAAGCAGAACATCATCAGCAGCCAACACGACAACCGACTCTACTACCTGGTGCACAACCCGGACGGTGCTGCCCTGGAGACAAACTGCAAGGGCAACGAGATCTGGGTCTACGACGGCGCAAAGGACCAGGGCAGTTGGAGCCGCTGGCTCGTGCAAGGTATCACCATGAGCAAGGTGTTGATGAATGGCAAGCTGCACCTCGGGCTCGCGCGGCCCGAGGGGATCTTCGTGTTCGACTCGGACAAGGTAACAGACGACACGGCTGCGAGCGGAGCGACCGTGCAACAGCCAATTCCCTTCAAGATGGAGACGAACACGCAGGGCGCAAACCGTGCGCACGACGCCTGGGCATACGTGAAGCAGATGAATGTCGTGCTCGCCAACTGGCGCGGCCACCTGCGCTACGGGCTCCGGGGGTTCGACAACAACGGACTCGAGGTCGAAGTCTACAAGGACTATCGGAGCAAGGAGGTAGGCCCGTACGCGCCGATTCCGCGAGTGAATCCCTTCGACATCCATGACTTCCTGCGGATCGGCCGGACGATGAAGGAGTGGTTCTTCTTCGCTGAGAGTCGGACGGACGGCAGCGGGGTCTTGCCAGGCTACGGCCAGATCAACTATGTCCAGTACGCCTACACGCCTGCTTCCGTGAACATCGGGGGCGAGTTCGGGTCGGTCGAGACGTTCGAGTACTCGCGCGATGTCGCGGGCTACCCGTCGACCACTTTTAACGGAGTGCCCGAGCCCTTCGTCGACTCGCGGCAACCGTAGCGCCGAAGGTAGCTCAAACGAGGTATAATCATCCTTATGAGCTTTGAGCTACCTACGGAGGAACAATGAGTCAAGCGGAGAAGGCGGCTCTCTGGCGAGAGTTGAAGGAGCGGGGCGTAGAATTTCCGCTCCATTACCGGGAGTATTCACAGACCCAGCTGGAAGAGGCACTAGGGCGCCTCAATAGTGCGCAAGAGCCAGACGCTCCCGCGCCGCGAGACCCCGGCCCGCAGCCTCCGAAGATCCAGACACTCCCTCGCCGCGAGCCTGACACGGTCGCTGGCCTGCGGCTCAACACGCACGCGGAGGACGAGCCGCTGCGCGTCGACGAGAACGGCCTGATCTGGTACCAGGACGAAGTCCGCAAGGCCGCCTTCCCCAAGCCGCGCGGCCGGCGCGTACTCGACTACATCGATCCTGGCGTCCGCACCGTCACCGCTGCAACGGGTAACGGCTACACCGAGACGTTCGAGATGCCCGGCGACCAGGCACGCCCGTCCCAGGTGAAGATCACGCTCCCGTCCCACCAGGTCGGGATCTACAAGGATCCGAAGATGCCGTTCAAGATCCACGTGTACCAGGACAACCGAGGCTTCGACCTGTTCGAGGTCCGGGACTTCTACGGCGGGGCCGACCTCGTTCCCGAAGACATCAAGACTGTCTACGTCGGGCAGAGCCTCTGCTACGACATCCGCACTACCCGTCGCGCTATCGAGGCGGAGTACCGAGAGAAATTGCTCAAGAAGGAGATCAGCGAATGACCGAGAACCCTACGCCCGTCGAGGAACTGCCTGCGCTGCCCGAAGACCTGCAAAAAGAAGTCGATCGCGAGCTGGACCAGAACCCTGTACTCACGCACACCATCCTCGAAGTCTGGGCGAGCGTGCTCTCCAACATCGAGGCAAACGAGGGCGAACACATCTCTCCCCGCTACGCGAACTCGATCGTGAGCAACTGGACTCGCCTGTCGTTCCAGGACGTCAGCGCGTACACCCGCCAGTACTTCACCTACCTCAAGGCCCTGCGCGACCTCCTGACAGCTGAGATCGAGAAGGACCCGGCCGCCCTGGAGAACGTGGAGAACGACGCCGAGGACAACCGCGGGCACTACCTGGAGCTCATCGGTGCCTGGCAGGAGCAGATCGAACTGTGGGAGCAGGGTTGGGACAGCGATGCCCCGGACTCGCACATCGTCCTGGCTGCGCTCGCTGACGCCACGAGCTTCTTCGTCGGAGCACAAGGGCTCGTGGAGCACCTGTCGCAGATCAACTTCCAGTTCACCGATGAGGACCGCGAGGCACTGCGCCTGCGCCTCATGGCTGTTAGGGGGTAGCAGTGACCGATGGCGCAACTCTGGAAAATACTGGGGGCATCGACCTTCCTCATGACGGTGACTCGCTCTTTGCGACGCTCATGGACGTCATGGCGCCTGAAGAAGATCGCCAAGCGACAGGCGAGGGCGGCCAAGAGGGCGCTGCTCCTGCGGCTGGAGCTGGAGAGCCAGCTGCTCCGGTGCAAGGAACTGGAGCAGCAGCACCAGCAGCTCCTACACAGGCAACGGGAGACCCTGGAGTCGGAACAGTTCCACAACCCACAGGCACTGCCGGCGAAGCTGGGCCGCCCCCCGCGGAGCCTAGCGGAGTAGACGCCGCCACCCTGGAGCCTCGCTTCGGGGAGATGTTGACGGCGCTCGAGACCAAGCAGGCCGACGAGCTGCGGCAGACCGCTCTCCAGGAGGTCCAGACGGAGTACCCCAAGTACTTCGAGGCGATCAACCAGCACCCCCGCGCGCTCGTCGGCCAGGAAGTGCCGAGCATGGTGGGCGAGGGCATGGAGGTCCTGCGGGACTCTGCGGACGCTAAGGACTGGCAGGATGCTGCCAAGCAGCAGCTCGCCAACGAGATCAAGAGCCGGGCCGACCGTAAGGCCGACGAGGTCAAGCCGATGATGCAGACGCTACACGCCAGCATCGAGCTCTTCCGGCAGAACCACGACCTCATCCCGCACACGAAGCAGTTCGACCGAGAGCTCGCTGATCGCTTCGCGGCACTCAGCAAGCCTTACGAGCTGCGCGTAGAGGGGAAGCTCAGTGGGTTCTCGATCCCGGTCCAGCCTCTCGTCGACTCGGTGCGGGCACAGCTCACCGCAGAGAGGGCAGCCAAGGCCGCCCCGCCTCCGCCGGCAGCACCCGCCGGCCAGCCGACTCCGCAGCAGCAGCGAGCTGCGGAGCAGGCGCGGAACGATGCTGGACAGTTCCACAACCCGGACGCTCCCCAGGCAGGGATCCCGAGCAAGGCGGGCATGTCTGGAGAGGCAGCCGAAGACTACTCGACTCTGTGGGGAACCTTGGGGTTGCCGAATCTGAGGCTCTGAGTGAACAACCGGTTCCCGGTGTACTACCGGCCACGCCCATACCAGGCGGAGCTCCACCAAATGTGGGACTCCAAGCGGGTGGGCGTGGCTGTGTACCCGCGCCAGAGTGGTAAGGACGTCGCGATGGGCATGCAGTCCATTACCCGGCGGCTGAAGATTGCCAAGAGCACGGGCACGTACATCTCTCTGAACAACCCGATGATCCGAGACATCATCTGGCAGAAGACGTACTTTGACGCCAACGAGAACCGGATGCTCCACCTCCTCTCGGACAACACCCCGAAGCACCTGGTCAAGTGGAAAGACACCGTGATGGAGGGCGTCTTCACGAACCAGAGTCGCCTGAAGTTCCAGGGCTACTTCCAGAGCGGCCAGGACAATAACGGTGTCGGCACGGCGTTCCAGGACTATGCGATCACAGAGCTCGCCCTGTTCACCCGTGAAGATCCGATCCCTCGACTCATGCCGATCATCACTGGCGAGCACGAGGAAAAGAAGCTCATGATCGCCAGTACGCCGCGTGGCAAGCGGCGAAACCCGCTGTGGCAGTTGATGGAGTCCATGAAGGGCGACCCCAGCTTCCAGGTGATCATCCGGACGATCGACGACCTGAACGAGATGATGCGGAAGGCGGGACTCCCGCCGGTACGCAGCCAGCACCAGCTCGACCTGGACCGAGAGGCGTACCGGAAGCGGTTCGGCAACGACCGCATGTTCGAGCAGGAGTACTACTGCTCGTTCGAGGAGATGGACGCGGCCGCCGTCTACGGCGAGGCGTACATGGAGTTGATCAAGGACAAGCGGGTAGAGGACTTCAACCTCAACCCCGGACATCCCGTGTACGTGGCGTTCGACATTGGGGCGTCCGGGCTCCACAGTGACGCGACGAGCTGGGTCGCGTTCCAGTGGTACAACGGGCGCCTGTTCCTGTTCGACTGTGGCGAGGGCCACGGGCGGGCCCTGCCCGAGTATGTGGACGTGCTGCGGGAGAAGCCGTGGTTCTCGAAGCTACGCCAGATCATCCTCCCCTGGGACGGTGACCACCACGAGAAGGCGGTCAACACGACACCGGCCGACATGATGCGGCAGAAGTTCCCAAACGTTGCTGTCCTCGCGAAGAGCAACAAGGTGTGGAAGATCCCTGGCAGCCGGGCAGGAGACTACGACATCATCACAGACATCCAGCAGGTGCGGATGGCGCTGTACAACACGATCGTCCACAAGACAAACTGTGACTGGCTGCTGGAGTGCCTGGAGAACTACAAGTACGAGTTCAACACCAAGCTCCAGGAGTGGAGCGGGAAACCACTGCACGACAAGTACTCTCACATGATGGACGCACTGCGCTACGCGGTCCAGGCTACCAAGGAACTCGACTTCTTTGGCGGAAATTTTTTCGATGATCCGGGTTCGGGCACGACCAAGAGCCGCAGCTATGAGGAAGATTGGAGTGGAGTATGGAGCTGAAGCGACACAAGAGCATCGCTGACGCACTGCAGTACGTGGCGGACCACCCGGGCGGGAGTACCTCGGCACCGATCGATGCCCCCGTGTATGAGCTCGTGTGCCAGGCTCTGTTCCAGGTAGCGAACAATCCAGATAAAAAGGTCCGCGGATCCTTCGCCAGGGCGAACCGGGCCCAGAAGCTCATCCTGAACCGGATGGTCGGCCGGCGACGGCCAGGCACCCACCCCGCACAGTCCCGCAGCGAGGAGATCGAGTTCGTGGACCTCACTGCCGGAGCCGGGGAGGTGTCTGATGGCAGAGTCTACGAGCTGTGAGGCTGCCGAGCGCAACAAGCGGGCACTCCAGGAGCTCGACGTACAGTGGGGTGCAGGCAAGCTCGACTACGGCCTGCTCCGCAGTATCCTCAAGGGCGATGGGCAGGGAGACAGTCATGACGGGTGAGCTCGTCGAGCGACGACACTTCCGCAAGGAGGTTCCGAAGGAGCATCGCGCGAGCCTAGACACTCGGCTGCGCTGGCTCTGGAATCAGCGGTTCGGGACGGTTCAGACTGTCTGGAAGGACAGCACCGACATGCTGGACAAGACAGCGGCGACGCTGATCCTCCAGGCGATCATGGCGAAGGATCTCGACTCGATTTCGCTGCTCTTTCAACGGCTTGAAGGAGGCCCGCAGGTAGACGAGGAAGTGCTGGAACAGGCGTCGATGCGGGTCTAGCGTAGTCGCCCGTGTGCCGGACCCGGTACCGCTTGAGGAGCATCGCCTCTGGCAGCGCACAGGCCGCACAGTCACAGACGTAGGGGTGCCAGTACATCTCTGCCAGGCCCCAGGTCTCTGGCATGGTGCGCTGATCGTCTGGCAGCAGGGGTAGCGGGGGTAGCTTCCTCCACCGGCTGATGCTGGAGTGTTGAGTGCCGGGTCGTCCCATTACGGATTCAAGACTCCCTCGTTGTACTCCAGGTACAGCGTGATCGTCATGGGCCGGTGCCGGCGAATGTAGTAGCCGCTCTTCACCTTGTAGGCGCGGGGCACCTTGCGGCCACCAATGTACGTCTGGTACGGCTTGCCGAAGTAGTGGCGCAAGCACTGGTTGATCTTGCGGAGATCAGGGCTGGCGGTACCGCCCTGCTCCAGGAGCTCCTTGACCTGGATCCCGGTCGCCCACTCGTAGACCATGACGGCACTGATCCGGTGGCCGTGCGCGGGACTGAGGTTGCGCAGGAACTTGCGAGTCTCCCGCTCCCACTGCACGAGCTGAGGGTTCTCGCGCACGACGTACTTGTCCTTCGTGAAGGGCATCCTACCCCTCTCTTCATCGGGAAGGACAAGCTGGTCGATACGGGTTGACGCCGTGGCGGGGCCAGCTGTGCTGGGCACGCCCGAGGTAGGTGCAGTCTTATCGAACTTGCTCTTGAGAAATTCCTCTACCTCAGAAATTCCCTTGTCACTTAGGGTACCCATCCCCCAATTATACCTCCTCTACAGTCCTATTCCTGGTAAAAAAGAAGAGGAACAGTCCGTGTGGACTGTTCCCCCTCTCGCGCGCTACGGCGCGTCGTACCTACCGATGTTCTGAACGATACGATCGGACTCGTCCGACGACAATCCCAGGTCATCCGCCCTGGCTGTCAGGTGCCCCTCCCAGCCAGGCACCCCGGCTGCCTTGAGCTTGTGGCCGATGGCAAACAGAGTGGTGTTCCGCTTACCCTGGGGGATCGGCTTGGCGAGTTCGTCCAACAGTTCTGCGTGCATGATGAGGATCTCCGTTTCATCTAGTGTATCGAGTTTCATTACTTGCGCCGTGAAAGCGGCGCGTCGTTGCTTGCGCTCCAGGAGCTTGTCGAGGAACCAGTCAGGGATCTCTGCGACCTCTCTCTCGTTCCATCGCTGTGTCGGGTAGTGGTAGACGCACCCCACTGCCCGAATGTCTACTCCGGTGACGATGCCGATGGCGTCGACCAGGAGGCCGAAGCCCTCGTCCTCCGTCCACTGTTCCGGCACTGCGTAAAACAGGTGGTACCCGTTCCCGCTCTTGCTCGTCTCTGCGAGAGTCAGGGGCAGGGCCCCCAGACTACCCGCGTGCTCGAGCCCTCCGTTCTTGCCGTCGATGTCGACGCACACGAGCCGAGTACTACGCATGACGAGGGCCGCTGCGTGGGAGCCCTTGTCGTAGCCGTACTCTGTGCGCCGAGGCAAGAACTCGCCTCGCAAGTATCGGGCCATGAAGCCCTCGTCGCTGCCCTGCGGGGGAGTGAGCCCCCAGCCAGCCTGCGTTGATCCGCCCTCGTACGCACGCACGAGAGCAGGACCCTGCGGCCCCCACAACGAGTCGTCGTTGAGCGCCTGTGGTGCCAGGAGAGCGTCTACCGTATAGGTGTCAGTCTCCCACCAGTTCGTCTTTGAGATGTTCAGTCCCAAGAGCGTCTCCCTTCATCAGTTCGAGGGCGGCTGCGGTCTCAGGCTTGAGGCCCTTCAGCACCTTCTGATTCTTTGGCTTCCCGTTGATCCGGCTCGTCTTCCAGCCAATGTCGAAGCTTGACTTCAGCAGCAACAGGAAGTCCCCGTCGCTGCGGTCTTGCATGTTCTGGCTCTCCGCCCAGGGCTTGAAGGATGCCAACAGGCTGTCGACGGGATACCCGCCGGCCTCGATCTTCGCTATGGCACTCGGATCGGTCGTGCACAGGTATTCCAGGTACTGCAATACGGGACTCGTGATCCAGACCTGGTCCAGCTGTAGCTCCAATGACTTCTCGGTCGGTGTGAGCTTGAGGGCGATGTCCTTCTCCTCGACGTAGTGGTCGATGAGCAGAGACAGCAGGGCACCGAGCATCCGCTCACTCGTCATGTGGCGAAAGAACTCTTTGTCCTGCTGATACACGTTCGGGAACTGGAACCGGACCAGGCGCTTCTGCAAGGCCGAGCTCTTGTCTCGGGCCTTCGGCTCCAGGTTCAGCGCCTCGATGAACAGGGCGTTCGTCTTGACAGTCGTCGTCCCGTTCTCATAGAGCATCCGCACAACGCCTGCCTCGCCGGCGATCAGCGTCTTCTCCATCGAGCTGTCCTTGATGTAGGTCATCTCACCGTCGAAGACAACGTTCAGCAGTTTGTCGTTGAGCTCGATACAGGTCGGGCTCCGCTCTGCCATCATCTGTCGGGTAACGCTGCTGACGTTCTCCTTGCCGAACAGCCCTGTAAGCATGCTCAGCAGGACGCTCTTGCCGTTTCGTCCTTCCCCGAGGAGCAGGATATACTTGACGGCGCTGTACCCTGGAGCCAGGCAGGTGGCGAGGTGGTTGAGGAGCGAGTCTGCCTCGCGAACAGAGCCACCTACCCACTCTGTGATGACGTCGTAAACGTGCTGCTTGTCCTGGAGGTTCTCGTTCAGCAGTGGCTTCACGTAGTTCGGAGTGAAGGAGTCGTCGTGTTCAACGAGTTTCCCTTGCTCATTCAGCCGCCGCATTCCCTCCGTCGTCTTCACCAGGATACAGTTGATCTCTTTAGAGTTCTGAACCGCTAGTTGCCGGACCATGAATTCGAAGCTACGCAGCTCACTATCGTTGGCGAAGAGGATCTTGCTCTTCAGGTTCGCCAAGCGACGCTTATCGTCTCGACTAAGCGGTACCCAGATCCGCTCTCCAGGAGCTGGCGGAGGATCAGGACTCTCCGTCTCCCAGTGGATCGGGATGAAGGTAGTTGCTTCTCGCTGGACCAGCTCAAAACTTGCTGCTAGAGTCATCGCAGCATCGGCCAGCTGTTGCTTGTTCTTCAGATCTGGCATATGGAATCCCCCCTTAGGATTGGGAAGGGCCAGGCGACCCAGCGCCGCCTGGACCTCCCGCGTGTTAAGTATTGAGCTTGCGAACTAGACTGATCCGTGCTTCGACTCGATCAATCTCCTCTCGGTCTAGATCCTTGTCGACGATCGATTCCAAGTAGTCCTCGATCTTCTGTTCAATGCGTTCAGTTGCCATTCAGTGTCTCCCTCTCAATTGTCGTTGTAGATAAATTGGAGGGCGACCTTTTTGCTGTAGTCCGGGTCGAACTCTCCACGAGGGAGAATGCGCCCAACGAGCTGTCGCCGGAGACTATCGTCGTCTGTGTCATCCAGGATGACCATCGTGTCACAGACCTTGTCGATCCCGTCGGTACCCGTCGCGAGAGTCGCTGTGCCAATCAGCACACCGAGCTGCCCGTCGCGGAACGACGCTATCCGTTCCTCCTTAGTCCGGGTAGGTGTCTTTCCATTCACGTACCCGTACTTCACTCTATCCCGGTCGTATGTCCGGGCCAGGGCGTCTGCCACCGTAGAGTGCGCGGCAAAGACCAGGATAGGCTTCGTCGTACTCTCGGTTGCTTGCTGCAGTCTCTCGTAGACGTGCTGCCGGAGCAGCCCATCGTCTCCGATGATCTGCTGTAGGCGCTTCTGATGGCGCTTCTCCATCAGGCTCGCCATGATCCTGCCGTTGCGCTCGTCCAGCCCATACTCCTCGAACTCCTCGGGGAGGTCGAAGGACAGCGGGACTGGCTGTAGAATGTCCGGAGCTTCGTCCGGCAAGTATGCGACGCTAGGCATGGCAGCGAGCGCTTGCTCAGCACTCCCGTACTGCCTGAACCCCGTGACGATCGGGATCCGGCCGAAGGGGTTCGGCTCCGTGATGCAGTGCTGGTACAGCCACGCGTCGTACCCGCCTCGGTTGTCGAGCGGGTGCAAGACGTGGGCGATGCAGTACACGCGCTCCGCGTCATTGTAGTTCGGTGTTGCCGACCCAATGATCAACGGCGCCTGCAGCCCGACCGCGAGCCGGTCCAGCTTCTTCCAGCCCTGCCCCTTCTGCCCGCCGAGCAGGTGGAACTCGTCGACGATGAGTGGCATGTGCCGGCTGAGCTTCGTGTCCGGGCTCCGGAACTTCGCGTGGCTCATAACCTCTGCCTTGAGCCCGAGGATCTCCGCATCGTGTTTCCACTTTGCGTGTGTCGATGGTGGCGCGATGATGAGGACTCGATAGACATCCCGGAGGGCGACACAGGTCAGCATGATCCTGGTCTTGCCCTGCCCTGTCGGGTAGTAGACACACATCCGATCGTTCGGAGCATGCTCCCACAGGGCGAACACAGCCAGCTGAGCCGGGAACCAGTCACGAAACTTCGTGTCAGGTTCCTGGCGGTACAGCTCTGCTGCGCGCTCGACCTTGGTCACATAGCTGTTCACAGCGATTTGCGCTCGAGCTCTTCATTCTTCTGGAACGTCAGCCAGAAGTATTCCACGGCCTCGCGTGCTGCGATCGCTGCAAACTTCTCTACGGGAGTGCAGCCTCCTCGCTCTGCCCAGGCCCTGCTGAAGATGTCTGTCAGCTGCTGCCGGTAGACATCCATGTGCTGTGTCGGCGCGTTTGTCTGATACGGGCCTGGCTGGTAGCTCGGTACCTCCGCCTGCAGCTGTGCGACCTGCTCCTCTGTGGGCTCGTCGCACCGGCTGTTGTAGGCCCGGACGTGGCGGTTGCGCTCGGCGACTGCCTGCCGGCGTTCCTTCTCCAGGAGGTACTCGTCCGTGTTCACGGCGGCAACCATGTCGTCGCCGACACACTCCCGGAACATGAGGGCGTAGCCCTCAATGTCCTTGACGTTGTCCTCGTAGTCCGGGGTCTGTGCCGCCCGCACGGTCTTGTAGCCGATCATGAGGAGCGGCACCTGGTCAGGCCGGACCTCGATACCGAGGATCCCGCTGAAGACCTTGGCGACGTTCTCCATGTTCTTCACGCGCTCTCCATACACGGCGAGGCGGCTGTCCAGGAGTTCCTGGGCTTCTTCAGTGTGGTTCGTAGTCACTGTGAGTCTCCTATCTCTGTTACTTGCCGAGTTGCTTCATGACGATCTGCGTCAAGAGGCTGTTGATTTCTGGATCCTTCAGCCCGCCGTAGAGCGCGATGCGCGCGGCAGAGCGGATGTCTTGGTGGTGAGTGACTGTCGGGAAGTCCCAACAGTCCAGGAGCTGCATCAGGGGTTTGGTGACAACCTTCTTGACCCCGGTGTTGTCCAGGATCTGAGCGTCAGGGAGCAGCCGCTGGATCGCGGCCTCAATGTTGCGCATGGTACCGTGAGTGTTGAAGATCGTTCCCCGGTCTCGGTATGCCTCTATGAAGGTGAGCGTCCGGTCTCGAGTGTTGCGCCTCACATACTCTGCGATCGGCTCCGGGAGTGACCCGGGGAGCTTCTCGGCTGACACGCTCAGCGAGAGTAGCCTTGGATTGAGGAAGAGCGTCACCGCACCGGTGTCAACAATCCCCGGATCGATACCATTTAGGGTTATAATAGACACCGAGTGGGTCTCCTATCTTCTGCTCAGGAGGGGAGGCAGGGAGTCGTGCCCCCTGCCTCCCCTTTCTATTGTTACTCGTTGGGGTAGAGTTTCTTGTAGATGGCGTCGAGTTCTACGTCCGACACGTTCTTGAGCTCCGGCTCTGGCTCACGGCACGCGCCGCAGGCGTAGACCTCCATGCCGTCTGCGCTGTGTCCCAGGAAGAGCTTCGTGAACTCCTTCTCGACGGGACAGTAGATGTTTGCTCCATAGTTCTTTGGAGTCATCGGTGCAGCCAGGTGAACGTTCTCACTCTCACTCTCAGGGAGTTGCTCGCAGTGCTCGCAGTGAGAGATGCGTCCGAGCTTGTGACAGACACAGTTGCAAGACGGTGCTTCACAGATCCTCATCGTGGATCCCTCGGTCCGAAGAGGTCGAGCATGATCTCGTTCTCCAGGGCTTGCGCCTCGTCGAAGCGATCCTGGTCGGCAAGCGCTTGAACCTCTTTGTAGCGAGGGTCTTCAGCTACTCTCTGTACCCCCTTCTTCAGCTCAGCCATGAGCTTCTCCCTCCAGGAACTTGAGGAAGTCCTTCATGCAAGCCTTACACAGGTCAAAGGTCTGCCGAGGCTTCCGGCCTGGTGTGTTGCTTCCTGCAGTGACGTCGAAGAGGAAGAACTGTTCGCCGTGCTTGATCTCTCCTCCGTGGCGATCACAAGTGATGACCACGACTTCTCTCTTTGCCATGCTGTCCTCCTTACTGTCCTAGTTTGTTGTGCCACTTGACATGCAATTCTTTGTCATGCACGGTAGCGCCACATTGCTTGCAGTGAGGGAGGAAAACTCCCCTCCCGATTTCTTCAAACAGATCTTTCAGCTTGAACACGGTGCCTCCTTACTTGATGTAGCGGTAGCCGCTCTTGATGTCGGCTTCCAGGGGGAAGCCCTTGAAGTGTTCACCGGCCCGAGTCATAGCGTCCTTCACGAGGACCAGGGTCGCGTCGTAGCTGAGGCCGTAGTACTCGATCGGATCCTCTTGCGGGTAGTCAGCGCCTGTCTGTGGTGGTACCCAGTCCACCACGATCTCGTCGTGGAACTGCCCGACGATCCTAGCGTTGGCTACCCCCCTCAGATCCAGATCGAGCCTGTGCAGGGAGAAGAAGAACATCTCCCGACACATGCTCTGCGTCAGGATGCCGGCGAGCTTCCCTCCATAGATGTCGTAGAACCGAACCTTCTTCGTCTTGGGATCGACGAAGTGGCTGGTCCACAGGTCTCCGGTCTTCCGCTCGCTCGGCTTGTAGATGCAGATGTTCCTACCTCGCGTGTAGCAGCCGTGGAACACTCGCTGCAGGATCGGAATCTTGCTGAGCATCGGCGCCGTGGACCAGAGCTCCATCACCAGGGACTGTGCGCCGGGGTGCTGCTTCAGCAGTGTCGGCGGGGTAGTGATTGGGCGGAAGCTCAGCTCCAGCTTGTTTGCTAGCCGCGCAGTCTGCTTCGCCCGAGTGTCGATGGTCTTGTGGAGCAGAGTGTCGATCGTGTCCCACAGCTCCACGACCTCCGGGTTGGCAGCCCGCCAGTCACGGACCAGCTGCAGCGCCTCTGCCTCGTCCATGTCGACGCCGTAGCCCTGGGCGAAGCGACTCACTGCGACGGGCCCTGCCCCATAGCCACAGCTCAGCTCACCGATCTTGCCGGTCTGCCGCTGTGCCTTGGTCACGTCCTCGTAGGCTACGCCATAGATCGACTGCGCCTGGACCTTGTACAAGTCCTTGCCCTGCCGGAAGGCGTCGATCTTCCAGTCGGCCCCGGCCAGCCACGCCAGGCCACGGCTCTCCACGCTACTGAAGTCGCCGACGATGAGCTGTCCTGCCTCATCGCTCGCGGTGAACACCTGCCGGAGGTTCTCTCCGAGCTGGTCGTTGTCGTACTCCTGGTCCTGGTCAAAGACCGTGAGCATGTCCTCGATCATGCCAGACCCGAGGCGCTTGAGGTTCTGCATCTGCACTCCGCGGCCGCTGGTCCTGTAGGACTGGCCGGCGCCGCAGTGCAGGTACTGGTCTCGCAGGCGACCGTCTTTCCCCGTCAGGTTCTTGATGGTCTGGAGCTTCTTCAAGCTCGAGCCACCCATCTCCTTCTTGGTCCGGAGGAGTTCGAGGACCTGGACGTAGTCGTTGTACCGTGGATCGGTGCTCGACATTGACTTGATCTTATCCTCAACCTTAGAGAGCAGCTTGTCGACGTGCTCCGAGTCGAAGCTCGTGGTCTTGATACCTCGGTGTGCACACCACAGCTTGAGCTGAGGCATGCTGTTCAGGTTGAGCTCGCCCTTCGGGTCGTACTCTGCTCGGAACGACTCGACAGCGTTCTGCACGTTCTGCTCGTAGCGCAGCTGCATCTCGTTGACGAGGTCCAGGTCCACCTTCCAGCCGAGCTGGTTCATCCTGGCAGTGATGGGCTCGTAGTGGTACTCCGAGTTCATGCCGAGGTTAGGCCAGTCCAGAGTGTCCTGCAGGTACTCCACGAGGTCGACACCCCGCTCGGCATCGACGTCGCAGTAGTGTTTGAACATTGCCCAGTCATCCTGCGTCTTCGTGTCTTGCATGATGAGCTCTGGCGTCGGGGCCGCGTGCCCGTTCCAGTCATTCGGGATGCAGAACTTCTGGATGAGGTCTGCGCCTACCGCGAGCTTCTGCTGAGGCAGGAGCTGGGCGGTACTGTTCGCCAGGCTGCTGGCTGCTCCGAGCATGCGAGCCGCCACAGCGCTGTCCCAGACCCGGTCGAACAGCTGCTTCGGGACCTGCATCTGGCGCAAGACTGCCCGCTCGAAGCCTGCATTGTGAGCGACGAGCGTGTAGCCCTGCTTGTGCATCCTCGCTAGTTGGTCGATGAACATCGTCCGCTCTTGCTCACGGTCCAGGCCCATCACGAAGTCGTAGTTACACTTGGTGATTCCGAAGTCCTGATGGTTCGGAGAGACTGAGGCCATCAGTGGCTTGAAGCTCGGGTCGTTGACGTACCGATCCAACCCGTACTTCGGAAGGTTGACGTCACCGTAGGTCTCGAAGTCGAGCCCGTAGAGTTTTGTCACACTCATGAGTGTTCCTTTCTAACTGTCTGCGAAGAGCTCGTCTTCATCGATGACGGGTGGATAGAGGAGTCGGTGCTGAGCAGGGCACTTGGCCTCGCTCTTCTCACCCCGCCCCCAAGGGTTTGCTGGACAGAAGGTACAGTGATCGCTCGGGTTGAGGGTCAGGTCTTTCGCCTGGATCCTCTTGTCCGCTGCGATCGCTCGCTCCATCCACTCCCGGAGGTAGCTGACTGGTGCAGTCCAGCTCGAGAGGTTGTCGGGCTGCAGGATGTGGACCGTGAACTCTGTAGCGTTCGGAGCCGCCTTCAGCCAGCACGCAGCATAGAACATCAGCTGATCGTTGTTCGTTGGCTCGACCTTGATCGAGCCCGTCTTGTAGTCCACGATCTCCAGGACAGAGTTCCCTACGATCGCGACGTCCGGCGTGGTCGGAGGAGTACTCGGTAGCCAGTAGGCTACGACGCTCTGTTCGCCGTAGACACTAGCGCTCAGCGCTGTGCGCTCGAACAGGTCTGCCATGTAGTCTGCTGCTGCTGCCAGGAACCGTAGAGTCTTCGGTGGGTACTCCCGAAGTTCTGGTAGCCAATCCGTGACGTAGACTTGAACGTCCAAATCCAGAGTCTGAACTTCAACCCAGAGGAGACGCGTGTTCAGGTTATCGCACAGCTCATGACGCTGAGTGATGTACAAGCTTGCAAACTCTGTGAGCACGAGTGCATAGATCCGTAGTACTGATGAGTCAGTCTGCGTGAAGTGCGTGTCCATGAAGGCGTGGAGCACCGTGCCCACGCCCTTCGCGCCGGCAGCGTCGTCCCGGTCGGGCTCGACGTAGCCTGGGATCGCGAGCTCCAGGTTGGCGCTGCCGGGACAGGTCATGAGCTGCGCTGCGCTGCTGGCGCTGAACCGCCTAGGCACTGGTGTCTCCAGTCTCCCGGGTGTAGTGGAGCCGGGCCTGCTCACGGATTGCTGCAAGTGAAGTCGTGTGCTTGTCCTGGATACTGATGTACTTGAATCCCTGGGCGAGGAACTCTGGGTATGCACGGATCGCTGCCTTGACGTCGTTCGTCTCAATGACGTCGTAGTACAGGGCTGCTGTCTCGTTCGTGAGGTACCACTCACGGATGAGGGTCTCGAACTCTTCCTTGGTGGTGCGAGCGTTGGCGTCCGCCAGGTTAGACCCCGCGATTCCTGCAGCCAGGTCGTACCAAGCGGTGTAGTCATCCTGCAAGACAGCAGCGGTGAGCTCGCCATCCTCGAACCAGAGCAGTGTGTAGTAGTCGGGTTGGAGCAGGTGGTACTCGTCATTCTCAGTAATGTCAGTGTTCATGGCAATCTCTTTCAGATATAGAGAGGTGAGAAAGGGGGACGGACCCGGTTGGCCCGTCCCCCCGTGGCCCTGCTAGTCGGCGAAGATCTCGTCTTCGTCGATGTCAGCTCCGCCGCCGAAGCGCTCGCCCTCCAGGTTACCCATGTAGAAGGCGACGTTCGCACCGGAGCTGATGCCGAAGATCGCGTTGCTACTGAAGAACGCGAACAGGTTCAGCGTGCTGATGACGTACGCGCCCGGGTACATCTGAAAGACAGTCTCGCTGAGCTTCTTCTGGACCGGGTAGCTGAGGATGTCAGCGTCTGGAACGAGGAGCTGACCCTCTTCGTAGACGGTAGCGCGCAGGTCGAAGTCCGTACCGCGCGGGCCGGCGACCTTGATGCTCGCCACGCACTCGGGAGCGTTCTCAGCGTTCTTCTCGCTGATCTTCTTGATCGGCAGGAATGGAGGCTGCGCTTCCCAGTCCCCGCTCTTCACGAGGTCCTGGATCCGCTTGATGACCTTCGGTTCCAGAGCGTCGCGCTCCTTCTCTCCCTTCTTGTACTGCTCTGCGCAGTACGGGAGGAACACGTCGAGGATGTGTTCGGTCAGCTTGTCGAGCTGGCCCTGCTCCACGAGCAGGTTGAACTCGGGCTTGATCTTGGAAGGGTCGTTCTCCGGGAACTTGCTGGTCTTGTTCCGCTCGATGGCCTCGTTGTAGGTCCAGACGGGGAAGCTAACGCGGCCGCGGATGGTAACGTTCTTCGGGTTCTTTGTTGCAGTGGCCATGAGGCCCTCCTGTTTCTTTCTGTTTCGGTTTGTGTTGCGAAAAATTTTTCCGCGAATCCTGGTACTAGCTCAGGACGTAGTCGGAGCTGCCGACCAGCAGTGGTGTGACCTTGTCAGCGAACTGTCCGACACACTCAGCGAGGTAGGTCGGTCGGTTCACCAGCGAGAGGTCAAGGACCTGTCCGATCTTGCCGAAGGCATTCTCGCGCAGGTAGTCTTTGGCGCTCGGGCTCGAGTCGTAGTCCGCGATGGTGATCACGGTCCCCCAGTTCCGCTGCATGAGCGGGGTCAAGGTCTCGTAGTGCGTCCCCATGTACTCTGCCTGGCGGAGGACGTCGTCGACCGTGAAGGTCCCCGGGTCCCACACGAAGCAGCTGTCACTGACGACTGCCAGGGTAGCGTTGGCCTTCCAGCTGAGGGCCACCACCTCCGGAGCGATCGAGCGGACAGTGTGCTCGGTCATGGACCCACTCACGTCGAAGATCACGAGCTGGTTTGGGACCGGAGCGTGGTGGATCCGCGCCTTGTAGTCTCCGATCGTAGGCCGGCGCTTGTTCAGCGAGTGGAGCGTGCGAAACACCATCTGCCCGGTCTTGCCAGGCAGAGAGTCGAGGACGTCTCCCAGGTTGTTGGCGACGTCTTGGATGCTCTTCGCAATGGTCACGTCGATGCTCTCCCACAGGGCTTCTGTGAGTTCTGTCTTCGGGGGAGCTGAGACAAAGGCACCAGGCGCTAGCTCCGTGATGCTGGGGAAGATGTCTACGAGGTAGTCCTGGAGCTCATCGCTGTGCCCACCCTCCTGGATCGCCGCCAACAGGGGCGTCTTGAAGAGGTGGTACAGCAGTCTCCCCAGCCGGTCGGCGTTCATCTTGTACGCCTTGGCGAAGAACAGTGTGGTCTCGACGTCCGGCAACAGGTGCGCGAGCGTCTGTATGGATGCTTTCTTACCAGGAGCGATCTCAAACAGTGTCAGAGAGTCGCGGAGCTCTTGCGAGGTCAACATGTTGGTACTCCTTTCAGGGGTTGGTGGAGGTCGCGCGGTCTTCGAGATAGATCGCGGCCTCGTTGATGAGTTCCAGGTTGACCTGGAGGTTTGCTTTCTGGACTGGTGTGAGCTTTGGGTTACCGACCAGGGCCTGCAGCTTGGTGGCGAGGCTCGCGTCCTGCAGGAGCTTCGAGCCCGGCCGGAGCAGCAGGTATTGTGGCTTCGACTTCTGCACTGCCGACAGGTTGTTCAAGTCGACGAGCTCGATCAGTGCGCGGGACTGGAATTCCCGGAGCTTTGCTTGGCCAATCAGCTTCCGGGCACTCGAGCCCTTGACTGGAGCGCCTCGCTGGGCAGTGCCCTTGAACTGGTCGAGCACGGCGTACATCGGTGCGATTTCTTTCTCGATCAGGACTTCCATCTCGTAGGTGCTCTCCATTTCAGGCAGGAGGCCGAGAGACTTGGTCAGCTTTTCAGCGAGCTTCTTCACCTCTGTCTTGCTGTTCCGGAGGTCCGGCACGTAGAGGTGTAGCAGTCGGTCCTCCAGTGCGTCGTCGTAGGTCACGACACTGTTACTGGCAGCGATGAAGAACACCTTCGGCAGGTCAAAGCCTGCAACGTGTCGGCTCGTCAGGATGTCGAGCAACCCGTTGTAGACTTCCGGGAAGCCTCGGAGGAACTCGTCGAGCAGGACGATGTCGCCCTCCTTGAGCTGAGTCCACAGTGTGCTGTGCAGCATGTGCAGCCGGTCATTGATGGGCATCTGAATACCCTCGATCTCCAGCGGAGACATGCGGCTGACGTTTACGACGTGGAGTTTCTTTCCTACGAGCTTGGCGAGCTGTTCGACGGCCTGGCTCTTGCCAACGCCGGGAGGACCGGCTAGGTGTGGGATCGGACTGCGCACGTCCTGGGCCATGTACGCAGTGTAGAGTCGTGCTAAGTGGTCGAGCATTGAGTCTCCTCAGACATGGTGCGAGGGAGCCACCGAGTGGCGACTCCCTCGCGAGCGTACATGCGTGCGTGCTACGCCTCGACTGAGCTCTCGTCCTGAGTGTCGGCCGACGGAGTGGGTTCCGACAGCTCCAGGATCTCCAGAGAGTCGTTGACCCAGAGCAGGCGATCCGTGTCCGGGTCCTGTTCGATGAGGCGGAGGACGGCGGAGTCGTGAGACAGGCGGACGAGGACCTCGTCGGTGCCTGCCACGGACTCGCTCTTCTCCTGGACGGTGACGAAGAACAGCGGGTCCTGCTTGGGCTTCACGGACTCCTTGATGCTCTCGATCGCGTCGTTGAGCGGAGCGAAGAACTCCTCGACCGCAGCATCGAAGGCGGCGTGCGCGTCCTTGTACTTGGAGTCGACGCTGAGCTCGCTCCACTGGCTAGCGTCGAGGATCTGCTGACCGTAGGTGCCAGCCGAGTCACGGCCCTTGACGAGTGCACGGTCTCCGGCGAGGTTGATGACGGTGAAAGACATAGCGATGGTTCTCCTATTCGTGAGGAAAGGCCCCAGGATTAATTATACCTGGTGTACCCGGATTTGGGTGACGCGAGTGTAACTTCCTTACAGTGTAAGGGGCGGTACTGTTTTAAGTGGTACCGATTAGGCCGGTACAGATTTAGCGGTACGAGTTACGGCGCGGAGGCCGGCGCGTGCCCGCCCCCGTACTGCTGGAGGGGGCGCAGGAGCCCCGCTCTGCGTGCCTTTCGGATCAGGCTAGCCAGGGACTGGTGGGCCTGGTCCGGGTCCGGCAGAGAGCCAGGGAGCAGCTCGTCCTCCAGCTCTGCGCAGGCGCAGGGCAGGGACGGATCGTTCCGCTTGGGACAACCGGGTTCATGGTGTACGCGTCTCATGAGAGCGCGTCCATGATCGCGTCGAGGTCGTCCTCGAAGACGATCTCCTTAGCCGCGATCCGCAGCTTGTCGAAGTCGTCTTTCTCGATGTGCATCGAGATGTTCTCGAAGATCATTCCGAGTTGCACCTTCTCCGGGTGGTCGGTGCGTTCTCTGAGGTACTCAGCGACACTCCAGTACCCGGTGACGAGGTCGTCCTTGACGAACCGCAGGTCGTACCCGTAGTCGATGTACTTGACGTATCGACCGAACTCCCTGAGCCCGACGTACTGGCTGATGAAGCCGCTACGCCAGGCCTCCCGCTTGTTCGGCATGAGCGGTAGCCGGCCCTCTTCGAGGTCCTGCGGGTGAATGTTGTTCGGGAACAGGTAGCCTCGCATGTCCCGCCAGACTCGCTGCTCACAGTCGAAGCCGCCGATGGCGAGCAGACCGAAGTCAAAGCTCTCGATGACCTGTGCCAGGCTCGTGGTCGGATGGCCCTCCACGATCTTGAACACCAGGTTCACGTCGACGCCCTGGCCGTTGAGTCGGATGCTGTTCGTGTGCCAGCCCTTGAACCCGAACTTCAGCCAGCGAGCCCAGACCCGGGTGAACCGGTCGTCGAGCTTAAAGCCGCCGCTCAGGAGTCGCTGCGTCGCCGCAATCAAGGAGTGTTGAGTCGCACAGAAGATGTCCACGTCGCTGTACGCAGTGTCAGCGATGTGGGCATACTTGGCCGCAGCAACGGAGCTCCCGGTGATGAACACCGGGAGCTCCTTCAGTCGGCCAGCTACTTGGGCGATCGCAATGTCCGCGGGTAACTGGGCGCTCATGTTACTGTGCCTTGGCGCGGCTGCGAGTGGGCTTGGCCTTGGCAGGCTCTGCCTTGGCGGTCTCTGCCTCGGCCTTGACCTCGTCCTTGTCCAGGACAGCGAGGGTCTCGGCCTCGTCGTTACCCTCTTCTTCCGCCTCGTGAGCGGACTCGGCGACGGCCTCGACCTGCTCGGGAGTGAGCGGAGTGTTGTTCGTGACGTGTTCCGGGTGGTCCAGGCCCAGGCGCTCGTGGTCTGCGGGCGTCAGGAACTCTGCGACCTCGTCGGCGAGGGCGTACTTGGCCTTGACCAGCTCGTCCCGGCGGTTCACGAGAGCCTGCTTGCGCGCCTGGACAGCGGCAATCTGCTCGTCGACCTTGCCAGCGCGCTCGTCGAGCTTCTCAACCTGGGAGTTGATGTCCTCGATCTTCTTGACGGTGTTCTGGCTGGCCTGGATGCGGGCCTCTTCCAGCTGCTGCTGCAGCTTGGCGACCCGGTTGATGCGGGCTTCTGCGCCACGGAGCTCTTGCTGCTCCTTCTTGGTGAGGTTTGCGGTGTCGCTCATGGTGGATCTCCTTCTTCCTTACAATGACTGGCCGGCGGTGTTGCCGGGCAGGGTTGGACGACAAGACAGTCGTACAGATATTATCGTGCGGTCGTGCCGTTCATGTCTTCAATTTACCGCGTTTCGCCAGCGAACGGGCTCTCGCAGTGGCGTAGTAGGTGCGGCCGAGCGTGCGTGCGACTTCAGTGAGTGACTCGTCGAGCGTATCCCGGAGGAAGGCGGCTTCTTCGACTGTCCAGGGCGAGCCCTTTGACTCTGCTGTCGGGAGCGAGACCTCCTGGAGGATGTGCTCGCACCCGAGGCAGACACAGATGGGGCAGACGGCAACGAGCTGTACGAACTTCACTCGCTCGCTCCCAGGCTCAAGCCAATAGTGGCGAGGATCATCACCGTGCCGAGGACGAGCAGCAACCCGGCGACTGCACCGGAGGTGATCGCCACGAAGGCGGTGAGGAGCGCCACGAGGGCGCCAGCTATGAGGCCGACCATGAACACTCCGAACCTGGATAGGTGGAGTGGCGGTTGCTTGGGCTTTCGGAGTGGAACGTGAGTGTCCCGAGCCTGGAGCGCCTCGTACTCCCCGACAGTCATGAACTCCGGGTCGACGTACTTGAGGGCGATCTCCAGGTCATCGAGGTTACTGAGGATGCTCTTGTCCTTGGCACTCGAGGTGCTTGACAGGTTCTTACGCATGGTACTAGTCCTTATCTGTGCTCAGGCGGTTTAGGAGTGCAGTAAGTTGGTCGTGCTGTTCGAGCAGTGGCTCGTACTTCTCTCGAGCCTGCTTCCGACGGAACGCGTTTCGGTTCAGGATCCGCTTGGCAGAGGCGTACTCCTCTTCCGCGGCCTGGACGTCTTGACGCAGTTCTTCGAGTCGCTGCGTCAGGGCAGCGTGCTCGAGCTTGAGGCGCTCGAGCTCGGTCTCCGGCGTGGGCCAGCGAGCGTATACCGTGTAGCGGCTGTACGTCGCGCCCCCGGTCCTGGGTGCTACGGAGTCTGTCTGGACCTCCGCACCAAGGGCACGGAGCCGCTGGATGGTGCTCGGGCCTGCGTCGTCTGCGACCTTCTGCCACTCTCCTGGAGAGGCTTGTAGGGTAGCGATGACCTTTGGCCACTTCGCTTGAGAATGACGTGCCATTGAGGCCCTTTCCTCTTAGTCATGACTGATCCATTGCGTCGAGCTGAGCAGCGGTCAGTGCTGGTTGATCCACTGCTGGAACGTAGCGCTTCGAGTGCGAATCCAGGAGTGAGTTCGAGTTGCTCCGAGAGGTCTCTCGAGGCACTTCACTTGGTGCTATTTCGTTTTCCATTGTGTGCCCCCCGGCTAACTAATGGTCCTTGAATTTGATATTGAATTTCTTCTTACTAATTCCTTCTTGCTTTTCCCAAAAATTAGATCTCCCACCACTGCACCAGCCGGTGCTGCGGACCAGCCGGTCCGACGTAGCAGCTGCTACGAGTGTTACACTCACGCAAGAGTCTTCTCCCCCTACCCTGAGTGCTGCGTGCACCAGAGAGAGGCAAGGTACACCAGGAGTGGGTCCACCACTCCGGGAGATTTTCAGACCAGAACTGACACAACGGCCAGGAAACGGAGTAACGACTCCGGTACAATGTAACGAGGGCGTAACGAGCCCGGTACGGGAAAACTCGTTACGCCCTGCTTCCCTTTATTTACAAGGAAGTTGCACCCTGAAATGGGGACGTAACGAGTGTAACGAAAATCTAACTACCCCCTTGGGAGGGGAAGAATTTATAGGAGAAGGAAGAACGTAAGGGCAGTAGGCCCTTAGATTCTCGTTACACTCGTTACGCTCCCGTAGACGGGTCAAAGTTCCTTGCAAACAAAGGAGTCCTGGCGTAACGAAATGAGCCGTACCGCACTCGTTACACCCTCGTTACAAAGTACCGCTACTCGGTACGCGGTACGAGTAGCGATTCTCGTACCGGGACTGGTACGAGTTAAGAATGGTACCGCTAAGCGGATACCTGAGTGGATCCGTTTCACTAACAAGAACTCATCCACGCCACGATCACCTAGTGCAGGCCGGCCGCTCAGTAGCCTGAGCGCAAGCGTCGCGCGACTAGGTGTAGTGAGTTTAGTGAGTTTGGTTTCCTGTACGTGACGTGAGATGAGTAAAAAAGTGAAACGATAGATAAAAAAGAAAAGGACCCGAGGGTCCTTTCCTGGTTAAGACTGGTAGCGAGCGAGACGGCGTTCGTGATACGTGATCGCTGCGCTGTTGACGTGTGCACCGTCTGGTTGAGCCTTGAGCTCTGCAATGCTTTGCGAGTGGTGCGCGATGCGAGCATCGATGATCTCATCGAACTTGCTTTCGACAACGAGTTCCGCCTTGCGTTCTGCGTCTGTCTTCAGCATGTCTGAGACCATCGTATCGACAAAGCCCTGGAGATTGAGATTGAGAGCCATGACATTCCTTTCATGAATGATTGAGCTGACTGAGGCCAAAATAGACCTGGACCAAACCGTACCGACTTGATTCAAAAATGACACACTGTAACACTTGACACACCTGAACCACCTGATTCTCTGACTGAGCTACTTATATACATATACATATGTATAGGGGGGGTATGTATTGTGTTGATTGTTATATTTGTATCATTGGATCCACTCAGAAAAGTTCCCGCAAAACCGGAACAGCCTAGACAGCCTTATCGTCTCCAACAGTTTTTCCGGGAGAAACAGTCGACAGGTGCCGCCCGCCACCGATTTCCCGGAGCTAGGCCCCGCCCTGCCTGCCCCGACGGCCACCCTCCGGGACGGCCAGGTCACCAAAGCGAGCCGTTGAGCGATTCCGGCGAAACCGCGACATAATAGAGGGAGAGTGAACAAAGCCTACCGGGAGGTATCGTGGCACTAGAGTCGTTGCGCGGAGTCGGCGGAAACA